TTCTGCATAATTTAAGTTACCACCAATATGAACTTGACCAAACAATGCTAAACCGTTGCCTGTGATATTATGTAAAGCTGTTGTTCCGTTTGCCGGGAATGTTGCGTTGCCGGTACTATCAAATAACCATGACTTTGAGTTAGAATTGATAGTTACATTTGAGTTACCGTTAGTAAATGTTGATGCGCTTACACTAGAGAAACCACTAATACTTGGGGCAGGGCTTGCACCACTACTAATCAAGTTACCCGGGAATGTTGTAGTACCATTAGCATTAAAGTCCCATAGATTAGGACCAGCGTTACCACCATTTTGTCCTACTGCTATTCTAACAATCTTTGATCCTGAAGTAGGATTAGCATATACTGCCGCTATATTACTAGTGCCGACGTTGCCAATGTCTTCTACCCAAAGACTTGATACAGCACCATTGCTACCACTTGATACTGATAGTAATGGTAGATCAGGATTTGATTGTAATAATGCAACATTTGATCCAAATACATTTGCAAGACCATTGATTACTAGATTGCCCGGCAATGTTAGATTACCATCTGTACCAAAGTTCCAAGCAGGCCCAGTAACACCATATGTATATACTGCTGTAGGGGGAACGCTGCCTAATGGAGGATTAGTATTCCATTGTATTAATGGTGTATTCAATGTACCAGTGTTGACATAAAGCGGTGGGACAAATCCAGGATTATAAATCCCATATTGACCACCTGTAAACATTATATAAGGATCAACACCTGGCGTATAACCAGCTGGGTACCAAGTTGGAGTTGCTTGACCAAAGTCTCTATTGTAAGTAGTATTCACTGGACTAAAATCTGCACCACTGATAGCTATTACAGTCGGTGGAACACCCACTGTTAATCTAGTACCATTGTCGCTTACATCATTGATTGTAGTAAGTTGCGGTAATGTTAAATTACCATCTGTGCCAAATGTCCACATAGCAGTATTACCATTGTCATCATTGCTGTTGATAATAACGTTACCAGTGTTGGCTAATTTTACATAGAAGTCATCATTACCTAAGAATAATTCAGTATTGTATAAATTACCTGAGGTCATGTGCAGGTGATTGAAGTCAGCACCAATTGCTGTTGGATAAACAAGTAACTGTTGGTCAGCATTGGTTCCGCCCTGTGGCTTTAGAACAATGGTATTGCCAGTTAATACCCCACCTGGAATGTTAGTTTCATAGATGATACCACCTTCGGGTAGTGTTAAGTTACCAGCAGTATCAAAGTTCCAAGTATGTGTGCCATTGGCATCACCGGCTTGTATAGACACATTACCATTAACATTGACAGCGACATTAGCAAAGTTATCAGTCCCGAGAATAACAGTTTCACCGTTGCCAGCAATATGAATGTCTGGACCTCCAGTTAAATAGACATCCAAATAAGCATTAGCGTTAGCAGAATCGGGTTGTAGTTTTAAGTTTCCTGTACCAATGACATTGATATTATTAAATGTAACATTGCCTGTATTAGCGTTACCACCGCCGGCAGTGTCATATGTGATCTCACCAGTAGATGCATCATAATACATGGCATTTGCTGTATTGGCTTGTCTTACTGGTTTCACTGTGAATGTATTTGCTGTGGTTTGATTTAAGTTAGCACCAGTAGCATTCAATATGATTGAGTTGTTACCTTGACTTGTAATACCTGCATTAGCACCAATCGCTACTGCGTTAACGCCTTGAGTGGTCTGTCCAGCATATAAGCCAATAGCAACTGATTGTGTGCCTTGAGTACTTTCACCTGCACTGTGACCAATAGCCACTGCGTCATCACCTTGTAAAGCCTCACTGCCACCGGAATTTTTTCCAATTGCTACTGCGGTTGATCCTTGGATTACACCTGCATTTTCTCCGATTGCAACACTTTGATTACCTTGACTATTTGACCCTGCACCAGATCCAATAGCAACAGCACCTATACCTTGTGCATCAAAACCAGCCGATCTACCAATTGCTACTGAATTGGCGCCTTGAGTAGTGTTACCACCGGCATCTTCTCCGATTGTTATTGATGACGCACCTTGACCGCCTTGTCCAGCATTTTTACCAATTGCTATTGCGGCATTGCCTTGACCGTCAAGTCCGGCATTCTGACCTAGGGCTATTGTAGTAGGTCCACTGTTACCATTTTTATCGTCTAACTGTGCCCAAGTAATGTTGCCGCCACCTAAGGACACTTGGGTACCATTAGCGTAATTGATAGCAAACGCATTCGCAGGTAGTGTTAAGTTACCATCCGCACCAAAGGTCCAGCTATTGCTATTAACTGTGATGTCAGTGCCAATACTGACTAATGGGCCGGTAAATGTGTAGCTTTGACCATTTTGGAATTGTGGACCGCCTGAGTTTCTATCTAAAATTATAGTTTGACCAGCCGCATCAATGCTCTGTATCACACCATTGGCAACGTTAGGACCGTTGACAATCCAAGTTGTATCAAGCCCAGTATAGTTCAAAGTAGTGAAGATTCCTGTATAACTATCGCTGCCAAATGAATTTAATGCTGGACCCTTAGTTAAATTAGTTTCTTTATTGCTGATAGTAGTACCATTAGGAAATATTGTGTTACCATATTGTCCAAATGTCCATTCTGTGCCAACCTGTGTTTGTATTTTTACTTCAGCGGCATCATAGTCTAATGTAAGTTTCTGTCCGTTGCCTTTGACACTAAATGCTTCAAATACTGTTTGGTATCCACCGTTTGTAGTATAGATTTGACTGCGGGCATTTGGTAGTGGATTAGGGAATGTTGTAGTACCATCTGTGCCAAATGTCCAAGTCGCAGTAGTGTTACTACTATCGCTAACTATATTCACATTACCATGAGCATATAGATTTGCGTGGGCATCGCCGGTTAGACTTAATCCCGTGATATTCCCTGTGTCGTTTGCTTCAAGTGTTATGCTTACGTTAGCAATAACGCTTGTGGTGTCTGGTAATTGTAAGTTACCTGAAGGATCAAATGTCCAAGTGTTACCACCGGTTTGAATATTTACATCCCCTTCATTGACCTGACCGTTACCTGATGCGCCTCCCCAAATATTAACATTACCGCCTGTTGCAGTACCATAACCACCTTTAAGATTTGCATCGCCACCAATTGTTGCACCTTGTCCACCTAAGATTTCAACATATCCGCCTTGTGCGATAGAACTATTACCACCGTTAATATCAACATATCCGGGGAATCCTGCACTGGCTGCATCACCGGCTTCGATACGAATGTAACCACCCGCGCCACCTGTGCCACCACTAGTGTTAGCACCACCTTGACCACCGCGAATCTTAATGTCACCGCCTGATCCTGAACCATTACCACCGCGACCAGCCCATAGATAAATGTCTCCGCCTTCTCCGTCGTCGTACCCTTGACCAGGATTGATTACTAAACGTTGACTGTCAGGAATACTATCAATACCGTTAGGTGTTGAAATGATTGCTTCTTGATTAACATCACCAAACAACAATGTTTGACCGGTGATTGTGCCACTAGGATTGTCACCACGCTGTGTAGTTAATGTAGGGAATATTGTAGAACCATCTGCACCAAAGTTCCAGGACTGAGCATTAGAATTGATTTGAACGTTACCAGTAGAGTTGATACCTGATGTATTACCTGGTAATGTTAGATTGCCGTCACCGCCAAATGTCCAAGCATTGCCGTTTGAAATAATAGATGAATTGTTTACTATGGTTCCGATATAAAGTGCTTCAGCAAGTGTACCTGAATTTGCAACTTGTAGCAACAACTCTGTGCCCGAAATTAAAGTTAGTGGATCAGTACTTGGTGTAAAGTTGCCGGTGTAAACTGCTGTACCAACAACATAACGCATATTTGTTATTAAACCAACGTACTGCGAATTAATACTTTCATTACCTGTTGTACCATCTGCTGTTGGGCTACCGATGCTTAGGAAATAACCGTTTGTAGGATTGTAAGCAATATCATCTGGTATGGAAACAGAATTAAATGCTACACCGTTTTGATAGATAGTTACTGTACCTGACGAGCGCACCACAGCAATATGTTGCCAAACATTTAATGTATTATTCCAACCAGAGAAGGGATTATAACCAGATTGTGTCTGTATTGCCATAATGTTAGAGCCACCTTCAAATAACCCCACTAACAAACTGTTGATGTTACTACAGCAAACACCAAGACTGAATGGTCTTGGCCATGCATGACCATCGCTAGTTACATATTGATACCATTCAATAGTAAAGTCACCCGTGCCAGGAGCAAATCTTGCTTCATTAGGTACTACTAAGAAATGATTTGACTCGTCACCTACAAATTCTAAACTACCACCACTACTTAATGGAGAGGCACTATTATAGGCAACACTGCCTATATTGGTCATTGTGAAAGATAAATTTGCTGTAGTACTAGAATAAGGTAATCTTAAATTGCCACTAGGGGTGAAAAGCCAATTTGCGGTTGTATTTCCTACCACGTGGTTTTCATTCATTCCGATGTAAAAACCAGTGGCATTTAGAAACGCGGTGTGGCGTAATACACTACTATTACCAAAATTATTAGCAGGGTCGTCGGCGTTCATCCAATCCAGTTCAGGACCGCCGTGGACTCCAAAGCCTCCTCCGCTTCCGCTGCCGTATGCCAGCAATGTTGGATAACCGTTTGCTGCGGCAATAGTGCCTGGGATAGGATCAGCAAAATTTGCTGGCACTTGTAAGGAGCCATCTGCGCCAAATTGCCAAATATTACCTGCTGCATTAATATTAATATTTGCATCAGAACTGATATTAGCATCACCTGCAACATCAAGAATAATATTACCCGGTGTGGTTAAGTTACCATCTGCGCCAAATTGCCAAATATTACCTGCTGCATTAATATTAATATTTGCATCAGAACTGATATTAGCATCACCGATATTATCTAAGATAATATTACCCGGTGTGGTTAAGTTACCATCTGCGCCAAATGTCCATTGACTATTTCCAAGATCAGCTAAAATAGTGAAACCAACATTAGCCGGCATTTCAAATCCAAAATCACCTGTACCTTCTAGGTCACGTCCTGCAAGAGTAGTATCAGGGAATGTTAGTCTACCACTTGTATCAAACAACCATTGATGGTCAACACCGTTTCTATCTGTATTCACATATGCACCTTCATCCTGTACATATATGAAGTTGTTTAAGTTACCAGAAGCTAGTTCAGCATAACCACCAATTGGAGCTATAATGTCAATACCATCTGCATATACAGTTCCAATACTTCCTTGATTACCCGGTATCGTTAGATTACCGTCTGTGCCAAAAGTCCAATAATTTTGTGCTCCGGCAAAATCGGTGGTAACATGTGCTCCGTAATTGTCAACCCATAAACTATTGTTGCCGTCATTACTTAGTAAACTTGCCCAAGAATTAGTTGCAGGTCCAGCTTGTACGATAATATTTTCTGGAGTGGTTGCTGTAACATTGTCAAAAGTCCAATTACCGATATTACCACCGCCACCAGTTTGTGCTGCCCAACTTAACGTACCATTACCATCTGTTTGTAGTACGTAGTTTGGACTACCACCGGTTATAGTTATATTAGTTACAGCACCTAGATTAGCTAAACCTGTAACATTTAAAGATGTTAGTGTACCAAGAGAAGTAATGTTTGGTTGAGCATTTAATGTAACAGTGTTGGCAGTATTTGCAGTATTTGCGCTAGCAGCACTACCATTTAATGTACCTGAAAATACATTTGCTATTGCTAGATTGCCTAAATTAGCATTGCCACTAGTTATATTGCCTAATACTGCTAAAGATGTTAGTGTACCAACTGATGTAATATTGGGTTGAGCAGCATATGCTACAAACTGCGATATAGTTGCTTGAGCAGCAGGAGGAAAATAAGAACCTCCTGCTCCTGATAATATTAAATTTCCTACGATTTGTAGGTTAGCTTTTTCAGTAGTAGGGGTACCGGTCATGTTTACTACAGGCACCAATGTAGTATACATGATACTAGTACCGATATCATTAAGCGAGGTGATTTTAACTGCTTGAACCATATTATATATTCCCTATGTCATATATATTTATGATAATCAATTAATTTGTTCCTATAGAGATTTCTTAAGTTCCTCAACCTCTGCTATAAGTTCTTTGATAGCTTCGACCATTTAATGGTACTAATTTCTCATAACTAACAGTTAAATTCTACTATGGTGTTTTTGTTGGTTATGATATAATAAAGTACGCACCATTGGTGGGTAAACTAATAATAGATCCGGCTATTGATTGAGGAGAACCAACTACAGTTGGGCCGTTATAAACAGTTAATGTTCCTGATCCAGTGGCTGCGGTGAAATCTAAAATTATTGTGCCGACGCGCCCAGCACCACCTATACTACTGCCACCGCCACCACCACCACCGCCACTTCCTAGTACAGTTGCCGCATTTCCAGTCGCCGGGGTACCTGCACCACCCTTTCCTCCGCCTCCTGGACTACCTGTTCCGCTAGTACTACCAGTCGCAGTTCCCCCGCCTCCACCATATCCTAAGAGTATGCCAGATATAGTAGTTCCAGCTGCACCATTACCGCCAACGTTAGTGCTCGATGCATTGTTACCATTGCTACCTTGACCAGCACCACCACCTCCTGCACCACTAGAACCAGCAGTCGGCCAACCAGTACCACCAAAATAATTAGTATTATTGCCACCATTACCACCTCTGCCACCTGATATACCAACTGTGCCACCGCCACCACCGCCAACAGTTGCTATACCAGTCAGTGATGTACTTCCGCCAGAACCGCCTGTACTGTTGGCACTTCCACCTACTCCAGCAGATCCTATGCTATATGTATATGAATTATTCTTATCAAGTGTTACCGGCGTATTTGTTGAAAGTTGACCACTTGCACCGCCACCACCTCGAGGTCCACCACCACCTCCTCCACCACCTCCTATTAATGTAACACGTATTCCAGTTACTACCCGAGGATAAGTTTTACCATAAAAATCGCTTAATGAAATTTGAGAATTAGGAGTTGGCACGCCAGCCAAGGTTCTACCATCTGGATTATTTAAGTTATAGGTTGCAATATTTTGATATATTTCAAAACTAATATCATTAAATGAAATTGGACCTGATGTTGGGAGAGTCATAATATGTACACCTTTATTTTGTTATTTATCTTGTTTATAGAATTATAGTGTTAGCATTTAACCAAGCATTCATTTCACCATGTAAGGTTTCAGACAAATTTATTACTTCAGTTATACTAGTACACTGTGTAAGTAACATGTTTTTCTCTCTTTCCCAATTTATTATAAAAGTATTTCTATCTTCTAATATTGTTAAAATTTCTATTAAATTAGCTTTAGATGCTGAGAACCAGTTTCCAAAAGGCATCTCACAGCTTTTCCAAAAACATGTGCTAGTGTCATCCATTGTGTTAATTTTATGACCTAATTCTAGTCTATACAGCAACTGACTATGGAAATAATGATCTTCATTGTTTATATTTATTTTTATAAATGTATCAGCCATTTGTGTACACCAATTTCTAATTAAATCTCTAAGGTGATTTTGACCGAAACTGACATCTTTTTCTACAGATTGATAAGTTCCAACTGCAATGTCTCCTGAAAAGTCCCATTCTATATGTCCGTTATCAAAGAATGGGTTTTTTAGTGGCTGATTATTCAATAAATTAGCTTTATAAATTCTAAGAGTATTACTTACTATTAGAGGCTTATCATATGGCACGATACCCTTTCTAAATGCTAAAATATTTTCAGGTATAGATCTAGGATGACCGCATGCTTCCAAAGATGCATTCATTTCATCTGAATTCCAATGAATCGGGCCATATACAGGTTCATCATTAAAAACAACTACATACAAATCTTCTCTAGGGTTATATCTATGTTCTAACCTCCAAGGTAATTTATTCTCAACGATGTCTGGATTTTTTGATTTTTCTAATCTTGATTGTAGTTCAGCTTCTAATGCAGGCACATTTTCTATATTTTGTACCCAACCTAAGATGATTTCTTCAGATAAATTAGGATATGCAATATAAGTATTACTGTCAATTGGGTCAGGTAAATGCGTATCCTGATATATCTCTCCGTAGTTACCGCCGTCGGTAACTTGAAATCTCCAAGTGACTCTTCTTACCACATTGTCTAATCCGTTTAGTGACGGTTTAGTGTATAAAGATAAAACTTCCCATGTATAAGTGATCACTTAAAACTCTTCAATAAAGATTACCAGTTTTAGAATCATATCTTTTCATAGAATCAAAATATTTAAATTTGTCCCATCCTGGTTCGTTTTCTAAAACTCGTGTTCCTTGTGACCATACACCAATATGCTCCACTATTGGTGTCCCGTCATGATTTTTTAAAATAGCCATTTTCATATTGTATCTGTCTCTAAAATATTTCATTACGGGATACTCGCCTAAATTACAACCTAATGTTTCTTTAATAGGTTCTTTAGTTAGCCAATGTGGATATAGAGATGCTAGAGTCCAAAAATGTTCGTCTTTAAGATTGTATCTAAAGTTGTCATTTAATATAATATCACTTTCTTCAATTAAAGGCTGATTTAATTCATAATCATACCACGGATTTCTTTGTAAACATATCTGACATACTTTTGGATTATTTTGTAAAAAATCAATTAATAATTGTATATTTATTGGCTGAGTAAAAACCACATCATCTTCATGATGCCAAATAAAATCAAAATCTTGGGTACTCAAGTATTCCCATAGTTCTGACCAAGTTAGAGTTATACCCTTATTATTAGGATGTAATACCACTTCGTTAAATCCATATTTTTTAGCTGTATCTATTATAGCATTATCATATCTTCTCATAGGATAATCATCTATGAAAATACTGTGAACTTCATGATCGCCGAAATTAACAAACTGTTCATGAGATTGTAAAGTTGGAATTAAAAATTCAAACCGATTAGCAGAAAAAATAACTCTACAAATTTTCATTTTAGTACTCGGTGTTTATAAAAAATAACTGAAATAGCCTTCCATCCTGTAAATTTTTTCCAAAATAATCTAGTGAAGTATGATACATATTGCTTCTATATAATACCAATCTATTATATCTATTGGCTATTCTATCTACCAACTCCCATTTAGTCATGTCTTGGGTATCACAAGAATAGTCAGTGCCGTCTTCATAAATACTTCTGGTTTTCTTATACATAAACAATCCTGTACCACCTGATAAAGGAGCATCAGGGGTAAGGTAACACACTCCTGCCCAAGAATTGTATTCATCGGTGTGCATCCAACTTCTATTTGTAGCTGTTGCAAGTTCAAAAGAGCCTGTTAAACCAGCTCGGTCATTCCAATTTGTAACATTGCCACTAAATGGCCTTAACATATTTTGAATAATTTCTTTTATACTATCATTTAAAAAACTGTTTGTGCGTAATCCAGGATAATTTCCTTTCTGACTGAATTCTTGAGATAGTGCAAAATTTCTAACTTCATCAGGATTGAGATAAAAATCTTCTGTTATAACTACATTGGTTCTCACGTTACCTCCATTTAGGGCCATCAAACCATGCAGCTATGCTATGTCTAACCCCTGCTGTAACTGGTTTAGCTCTATGAAGATAAAAAGAAGGGAAAAATATAATAGTGCCTTGCTGCTTTATATCACTTTGAGCAGGTTTATTATCTGTGTCAATTAATTCAAATTCTCCACCTTCATATTCATTAGGATCTGTTAGTTGAATAATACATGAAAGTTTTCTATGATACATTGGATCGCCATTCATCCAAAAAACATCATGGTGATCTTTATATTCACCCTTATAGTTAGAATGGTATTCAGCTAATTGTATATAATTTAATCTAGAGATATGAAAATTAAAAAAATCGTTATTGGCTTGCCTAGCAGTTTTCCAAAGCAAGTCAAACAAAAATTCATAATCATAGTTATATGTTTCAATAAACTTTATTTTACTACGTCTAGTATCACTTAATCTAGACGAATCATTTATTCCAACTCTGGCTTCTTGTTCAGGTATATCTTTGGATAGTTCAATAATTTTCTTACACTTTTCTTTACTTAAATATGATTTAAAAAAACACCATTCACCGTTCATCGTTTCCCTTTATAGTTTAGATTTAAGATATTCAATCTGTTGTTCTTGCTCTTTCAAAGCTTGAATTAAAAGTGGGACTATTTTTTCGTATCTTACAGTTAAATATCTATCACCTGATTTACTATGCCCGTGTAAATTAGCATCAAACGGTGCAATTGCTATAGCTTCGGGTACTACTTCTTCAACTTCTTGCGCTATTAATCCTACTTGTCTTTTTTTATTTATGTACCCGAACTGTTCGGCTAATTTATTTGAATAGTAGTACGCACCGTTTAGTCTATTAAGTTTTTCTAGTGCATTTTCTATAGTTACTATATTTTCTTTTAATCTTTTATCTGAATAATAAGCAGTTACGTCACCGGTAGCTCTAATTTCACCGGTAGTGCCACTAGCAGGAGTCCCTACACCCAAACTATTTACTTGATTAACTAGCGGTCCAGTGGGACCAGGCTGCCCTGCTGGACCCTGTGGTCCTTGCGGACCTGTAGAGCCTTGTGGACCCTGTGATCCCTGTGGTCCTTGCGGGCCAGTAGACCCCGGTGGGGAAGGCTGTGTTGAACCTTGTGGTCCTTGTGGTCCTTGAGCGCCCTGTGGTCCTTGAGGCCCTGTCCCTCCTGTACCTTGTGGTCCAGTTACTCCTGGTGGACCTTGAATCCCTTGTGGTCCCCGTGGTCCTGCAAAATTTGAACGTGGTCCAATCCATATTCCTGAAGAATTGATCACTGGAATGGTTCCTACAGTAAGACCGCTTTTAACTGTAAATGGAGTAAATATTGCAGGTACTGGTGCTGCTGTTGTAGTTGTAGTAGTACCTGGTGCTGCTGTTGTTGTAGTGGTAGTAGTTGGTCCTGATGTAGTTGTAGTTGTTGTGGGTGATTCTGTTGTAGTTGTAGTAGTTGGTCCTGATGTAGTTGTTGTGGTAGTAGTTGGTCCTGATGTAGTTGTTGTAGTAGTAGTTGGTGCTTCTGTTGTTGTGGTTGTGGTAGTTTCTGGTCCTGCTGTAGTTGTAGTTGTGGTAGTTACTGATGTTTCGGTGCTATACCCGGATGCCGCTAGTCCAGTCCTTGCAGTACCAACACCAGAAGATTCAGAAACAACAACACCAGTATTAGATACTAAAGTAGTTATTGTCTGAAGACTAGCTATTTGGCCATATCCAAATATAGCTTTATCACTACCATATCCTGCTGCTGCTAAAAATGACCTTGCAGTACCAACCCCTGGAGTATCGGCAGCAACTACACCGAGATTAGATACTAGATTGGTTACGTTGGTAACACTACCGGTAGTCCCAAATCCAAATATAGCTGTATCGGTGCCGTATCCTGCTGCTGCAAGACCACTTCTTGCAGTACCAGTTAATGCGGATTGATTAGCAGCAACAACACCAAGATTAGATACTAGATTGGTCACGTTGAAATAGCTGCTGGTAGCCCCAAATCCAAATATAGCTTTATCAGTGCCGTATCCTGTTGCGGCTAGTCCATATCTTGCAGTACCCGCGGTCTGGCCATTAGCAACAACAACACCGAGATTAGACACTCTATTGGTTGTTGTATAATAAGTACTACTATCATTACTACCATATCCAAATATAGCTTTATCACCTCCATATCCTGCTGCTGCTAGACGTTGCCTTGCCGTACCAGTTAATGCGCCTTGATTAGCAGCAACAACCCCAAGATTAGATACTAGATTGGTAATTGCTACTGGAGAAATGCCATCATTCCCAAATCCAAATATAGCTTGATCGCCACCAAAGCTAGCTGCTGCAAGCCAAAATCTTGCCGTACCAGTTAATTCGGTTTGATCAGCAGCAACCACACCAAAACTAGACACTAGATTAGTTATTGATACTGGACTGCCGCCTGTAATATATCCAAATCCAAATATAGCTTTAGTAGTCATGATTTTACCTGTCCTTTGATCATATTTATTTCACGTTGGTGTAGCTTGATGCTTTCTATTATCACAGGTATCAATTTAAAATAATTTACTGTTAGGTAATTTTCACCTGATCTACTTACATCAGATATTAAATCAAATGGTGCTATAGTAACTGCTTCAGGTACAACCTCTTGTACTTCTTGTGCTATTACGCCAATTTGTTTACTATGGTCATGATATCCAAATTTTTCAGCAAATTCATTTTGATTAAAATATACACCTCGCAATTTTTGTAAAATTTGTTGAGACTCGGTTATATTGGATATATTATCTTTTAATCTTACATCTGAATAAAAACCTGTTATATTACCACTGGCTCTTATCTCACCTGTAGTACCGCTGGCAGCAGTCCCTACTCCTAATGAAGTAACTGATGTTTGTAATTGTGAAGTAGGCCCTTGTGGACCTGTTCCCCCCGTTGATCCTCCGGGGCCTTGTGGCCCGGTAGGACCGATCGCTCCTGCTGGTCCCTGAGCTCCTTGAGGACCATTGGGCCCCGGCGCTGATGATCCCGGCGCACCGGTTGCGCCTTGCGGACCTCTAGGACCTTGTGGACCTGCTGTTCCCGACCCTCCTGGTGCAGCTGGACCTTGTGGGCCTTGTGGACCTGCAGCTCCCGCAGAACCAACAGCACCTTGCGGGCCTATCAAACCTGTTGTAGGCCCAATCCACACGCCCGATGAATTAATATCAGCAGTAGTTCCTACTGTCAACCCATTTTTTATTACAAAATTTTTATTTGTAGCCACAATTTTTATCCTATTTTTTGCAACAATTGTTTTATCTCTTTTTGCTGTTCTTTAACAGCTTCTACCAATAAAGGTACTAACTTATCATAGTTGATAGTAAGATAATTTTCACCGGACTTGCTATTTCCAGTGTCATCTGCATCAAATGGAGCTGTAGATACCGCTTCAGGGAAAACAGCACTTATCTGCTGAGCGATAAGTCCTATTTGTTTTTTATAATCATTGTAACCAAATTTTTCAGCTAACTTATTTTGTGTAAAGTATACCCCAGTCATACTTTGTATTTTTTCTATACAATTATCAATATTTTTGATATTTTCTTTTAGTCTTTTATCTGAGTACAGAGATGTAATATTATTTGTAGCTAATATATAACCTGCGGGGCCAGCTGGTGTGCCTACGCCTAATGCGCTTAATGTTACATCACCAGTTCCTGCAACGCCCTGTGGTCCTTGTGGTCCTTGAGGTCCTTGAGGTCCCACCGATCCTTGAGGCCCTTGTGGACCAGTTGGTCCTGATGCGCCTTGTGGGCCTTGTGGTCCTTGTGGTCCTGATGCGCCTTGTGGGCCTTGTGGTCCTGATGCGCCCGGTGTTCCTTGAGGACCGGTGGGTCCTTGAGGGCCACTAGATCCTTGCGGTCCTTGAGGCCCCTGTGGTCCTTGAGGCCCCTGTGGTCCTTGTGGTCCAACTAAATTAGTACTAGGTCCAATCCAGTTTCCTGAAGAGTCAATCAGTGCAGTCGCCCCTGTTGGGGTACCAATTGAAAGACCATTATTAATTATAAAAGGTTTAATTATTGCCACGATTCACTATCCTCGTTAATTTTTTAAACATTACACTGCTAGCAATGTGGCTATTCCTGTAACTGTTGTTACTGCATTAACCGGGGTAAATGTAACTGTAACTACATTGGCTGCTAGTGATGCATCAAAGGTTGCTAAAGGAACATTTGAAGTAACATCAGAGTATTGTGAAATGTACACATTGGTGTTATTTTGTAACAAACTTATCATTGTAGCTTCATAATCAGTTCCGCTACTAATTTGAATTTGATATGTAACAGACCTATAGGCATCTGAAGAGAATGTATCAAGAGTAGTGGGGGCTACCAAAATAGAGTTTGCTGTTATGAATCTTGTAAGAGATCCACCTGTTGCTCCTGGATCACCAAAAGATAAGTTACCGTTACCATCTGTTTTAATAAATTGACCTGAAGTACCGCCTGTAATTTTAACATTACCAACTGCATTTAAATTAGTCACACCTGTTATTGCTAAATTAACAGCAGTGATATTTGCAGAAACATTAACATTAGCTGCACTTACTAAACCATTTCCAGTAAGTGTTAGACTATTGCCTGTTGCATTACCGATGTTTGGTGTAGTTAAATTAGCACTCGCTTTAACTACAATATTACCACCAGAAATTGCTGTAGTAACGCCATCTGTATTAGCTGAGAATGTTGAACCTACTAAGTTAATACCATTAGCTGCTTGGAATGAACCTGCACCTGAGAACTGACTGAAGACAACATTGCTAGTTCCTACAACTACACTATCCGTTGTTTGTACCCAAGCGGTGTCTGCTAGTGTTGAGCCTGTTGTAACGAATAAGAAAGAACCGCTCAGTACTTCGGCATTAACATCAAAATCGGTGGATCTTGTTATTACCGTATTATTGTTGTAAACATAGATACCATTCCAAGCTTGATTTGCTTCGTTTTTAATAAGCAAACGCATATTAGCAGTCAGTGAAACACCATCTATCGCAGTTAATGTTCCACCTGTAATTGTTAGATTTGCACCTACACCACTTGTGCCGTTATTATATGCCGCTGTGCCCCCTGTTATAACATCTAGGTTTGCGGTGGTAGCCGCATTTGCAGACTGCTTAACTGAAAGACCCGACGCAAATGTATCAACATAGAATTTGGTAGCAGCGTCAGTGCCTACGTTAGGCTCAGCAAGATTATTGATGTTACGCCCGCCCATGTTAACATTACTATTGAATAGTGTATTACCTGCTACTGTTAGAGTACTATCTAGTCCTACAGGTTTACTAAAGTTTGCACTATTTCCAGTGAATGTAAAGATATTTGCATTACCAGACACACTAAGAGCTATATTACCATTTTCTGCTATTCTGACATTTGAATTGCCATTAGAAAGAGTTGCTATTCCCGTTAAGAACGCACCATTACCTAATATATAATTACCGGTAATATTACCGTTTGCAGTAATACTACCGCCGACTCCTAGATTTCCCCCAATGTTACCATTTCCTGAAACGCCTAAATTACCAGTAACATTAGCGCCAGTAGGAGTAATTACTACTACCGTATTGCCGCCTGAACCTATTAGAACGTTGCCATTTGCTGTTGGAATAGTTATTCCACTAGTACCGTTACCTGTAGCAGAAGCAACTACCGAAGACCAACTTAAATTACCATTGCCATTAGTAGTTAACACTTGACCATTACTTCCACCAGTGATAGTTACATTACCAACTGCATTTAAATTACTTGTACCTGTTACTGCTAAAGTACCTGTAATATTTGCACCAGTACCGGTTACAACTAATATATTAGCATTGCCACCTACACTAAAATTAATATTGCCATTTGCTGTTGGAATAGAGCCGTTGCTAGTGCCATTGCTGAAACTATTTCCAGAACCAATTACAGTAGTCCAACTTAAATTACCAGCACCATTAGTAGTTAACACTTGACCATTACTTCCACCAGTGATAATAACATTACCAACTGCATTTAAATTACTTGTACCTGTTACTGCTAAAGTACCTGTAATATTAGCACCAGTACCTGTTACAACCACTACATTGGCATTGCCACCTACACTAAAGTTAATATTGCCATTTGCTGCTGGAATAGATCCACTACTAGTACCATTGCTAAAACCAGATACATTGACCGATGTCCAACTTAAATTACCATTACCATTGGTAGTTAACACTTGACCATTACTTCCACCAGTGATAATAACATTACTCGCAACACCTAAATTACTAGTACCTGTTACTGTTAAATTACCACCAACATTAGCTAGACCTGTGATATTTGCTGTACCTGCGACATTTACACCGAATTCGGTTATAACCACTACATTAGGATTGTCATTAACACTAAAATTAATATTGCCATTTGCTTCTGGTATGGAGCCATTACTAGTACCATTGCTGAAGCCATTTCCTGATCCACTACCACCATATGGTGTTCCGTTTGAATAGTTGATTGAAATGTCATTACCAGCGGGTAATGTTATATTTCCATCGGTTCCAAATGTCCATAATTTACCATTTGCACTAATAACTAAATTGCCATCAGCCTCTTCTATATTAGCATAACTCTCACCATTTTGAATTTTGGTAGGAGCTATAGAAGAAGAAGCACTTATTGTGACAACACCAGTCCCTTCAGCCGGGTCAATGTATATATTGTCCCCGGGAATAATTTGTGTTACCCCATTAATAATAAAGCTTTTTACAGTTTGATCAATAGCACTTACATATATACTATTTGCACCCGTATAAATTGTGACAGTATCTCCTGCTTGATTATTAGCACTAGTAAGTACCCCTACGGTCGTAGCAGTTGTTCTCAGAGTTGAATTCGGCAATACTACTTTATTACCTTCTTCAATAGTAGGGTTTCCGGCTGCTATAAGCCTTTGTGTATTTAAAGTATTTTGAACAGAACGTACAACGCCGGGGTCAGAAAGTCCAATTTTAGGTTGTTTAGGTTTAAATGCCATATTATTTCTCTCTTTATATCGTTATTTATCAATAAATTAAATAAATACGGCCCTAAGCACTAAAAGAACTCCCACATCCACATGTAGTTTCGGCATTGGGATTTTTTATTGTAAAGCTAGAGCCATATAATTCGTCTTTGTAATCTACTGTAGACCCTTCTAAGTATTGATAACTCATGTGATCTACTATTAATTTAATAGAATCTGATTTAAATTCCAGATCGTCTTCATTAACCTCTTCCTCTAATATAAAACCATATTGAAAACCAGAGCAACCACCGCCCTGAACATATAATCGTAGTTTTAAGTTTGAATTATTTTCTTCTAGTATTATGTCGGATATCTTTGCAGTTGCTTCTTTTGTAACTGTAATCATAATGAGTGGCCCCATCTAGTGTTAATAACGTTCCAATTAATAATTTTCCAAGTGTTTTCTAAATACTTTTTTTTGTCTGCACCATAATCTAATAAAAATGCATGTTCCCACCAGTCTATTAGTAATAGTATGTCATCTCTTACTTGATGATTTGGTATAGTTTTTAGTTTACCATCATATGCCAAATAAATCCAACCTGAACCTTGAATCTTCATTGCTTCGGTTTGTAATTCTTTTTGGAAAGCTTCATAGTTTCCAAAATGCTTTTTGATAAATCCTGCAATAGGCCCGTTGGGCTCGTTATTATTTCTTACTTCTCTAAATTGAGGAAAGTATGTATTGTGAAGAAAAGCCCCTGCATAATTGAATTCAGGATCACCTTCGCCTTTATTATAACGCTCGGCATAGCCGTGGGCAAGTTTACCAAAGTGTAAATCAATGGTTTCTTTACTCATAACGGGTGCAACTTCACTGGGAGTGAAGTTGAGGGGAATTATTCCTATATCTTGAGGTTTAGCTTTTGCCTCAAGTAGATTTATTATGTCACGCATTAAGTATTTATTCTTAATGCGTGATTGGTAAGTTTCTACTTACGTCTTGTTATACGACCTTTGGTTAGATCATAGGGTGATAGCTCTAATTCAACTTCATCACCTAACAAAATACGAATTTCATTTTGTCGCATTCGGCCTGAAATATATCCGAGTATTTTATTACCTGTAGTTAACTGTACTCTAAACATTGCATTTGGAAGTACGTCTACTACTTCTCCTTCTACTTTAATTGTATCGTCTTTTGCCATATTATCTACGCATATTAGCTGCATCAACAGCCGCTTGTTGATTGAATACAGGTTGCAGACAACTTTTATGGACAATCGTTATACCCAATACTTGATCTCCTGTATATTTTTGATTTTGTTTTACTGTAACTGGCCCTGTGATTTTAGTATCTAAACTAGGAATACGATTATTTGCAACCCTATTTGTTGGGATAGCAGGAGACAGTTGTAATCCCTTATTGGCAATTCTTTTAGCTATAGGCTTAGACATTGAAGCCCATTTTTGTTGGTTAGCTTCCCATTCATTTTGTAGTGCTAATTGCTTTTGTTTAGCTTCTGAACTGGCAAATTTTTGTTTACCCTTACGTTTACCATTGAGGGTAAGAGAGGGATGATGCAAATGCATGGACATGTTGATTAAATGCAAGTTACGATTCTAGTATTATAGCATGCCGAAGAATATCTGTCAACCATTATCGTTTGAGAATATCCCATGCTTTTTCTTTTTCTATAATTTCGGCTTCTAGTTCCTTGTAAGCGTTACCTAAGGTTCGTAACTCTTCCCATCTTTTTTCTAGTTCTTCATTTAGGCGAAGGATAGCCAATCGTTCTTCAATTTTCTCTAGTACATCATTTAAACTTTTGCCCTTGATTTTGATATCACCTTCAAATTCAGCATCACCTTTAACTGTTAACTGGTTATTAGTAGTGTTTGGATTAATAGTCCAAGTAGGTGTAGTAGTTGAGGGGACTGTATAATACCCGTAATTTGGTACGGTGTTTGGAGAGGTAATGGTAACAATATTTGGTATTGAGGTAGAATTATTAGTTACTATCATTTAAAGGACTTTTTGATAAAAACCGTGCCATCGTCATTAACACCAAACTCTACTTCATCCCCTTCTTTCCAACCCAAAGAATCTAGCACTGGTTGTGGAATAGGTAGTATAATATCCCCGGTTTCAGGGTCTTCTTGAGTGATAACTTCGTACCGAGTTAAAATATCAGATGGTAATTTTTTTGACATACGTTATGTTAGCACAATGAATTTAGTATGTCAATATTTATTAAGAACAAAGATGCCCAAAATAATTAATTTACCTGCTCGTTGGTTCTTTGGTACTCACCTGCTTTACCGTCTAGGCTTACACTCCAAGCATAAAACTTAGTATTTGGATATTCTTTTTTAAGAGTAACAAAACTATCTAAATTTGGAATAGAATCGTCATACATTATGGCTTTACGATAATTTCCCTGATCTAATAACTTTCTAATAATTAATTTTTTCTTTTCGTCAATCTTAATATTGTCTTTGATATTTCCTGCACGATAAACATGAACTTTACTCATGTCTACCCCATATTTTCTAAATGTATCTAAAAACAATTCTTTGTCATCAAAGTCGGATCTAGCAGTTACCATGACAACTTTATTACCCGTAGAAATATCTCTTTTAAGTTGATTCATCATAGGTATGATTGGCTTAGCATTTTCAAAGAATTCTTTGGCATTAGTGAAATCACCAAAATCAAACTGTTCACCATCTTTTAATTTATAATGTGTAAACTCATGGCTGTTTAAACTACGAACTACTTGACCGTCTTTAATTACATGCACCTTTGTTTGGGTATGCACGAGGGTATCGTCAATGTCAAAAATAACTAATTTTGACAAATCGTCTCGGTATTCTTTTAGAATTTCAGTGACTTTCATTTTGATATATGTTGTTACTTTATTATTTAGTTGTTTTCATAAATAATATTTATGGGGGAATCTAATTATGGAAATAGATTTTATACAACTAGTATCAGATGTTGGATTTCCGATTGCAGCCGCGATATCAGCCGGCTATTTTGTTTTTCTTGCACTTAAATTCATACTAGCTGGTGTAACCTCGTCAGTTAAATCTATGGAATCTATTATAAAAAGTTTAGATAAGCGTATAGATATAATGAATAGCGAAGTTGAAAGAATTGATATCAAAATATCACACGCATTAGGTTTACAACCTAATTTTAACAGAATCTCTAGAGCGGATTTTAGCGATATCAGAAAAGACTAATATGTACGCAGTAGAATTAATCAACAAATACGGTTTTCCCATCATAGCTGCATTTGGCTTAGGATATTTTGTACATTATACATGGAAATGGGTGACGCTAGAAGTAAAACCAGTTATATCGCAAGCCAATCAGACTCTAATAGAGTTAATTGACAGAATTAGAATGTTAGATAATGATTTAATCAGATTAAATGAAAAGATAGATACTGTGCTTCAACTACGTGGGAAAGTTCTTGAAACAGAAAGAATTGAAGCAGAACGTAAAATAAATAATCCTTGAGAATTATAATTCTACAAAGTTTTTAGCGTATCTATCATAGTATTCAATATTAACTTTGTCTTTATTGTTCTTAAACCAATCATAGTATTTTTTATATACTTCATCTAATTGATCTTTTGACAACTTTTCAAGAGGTCTAGACGCATAATCTCTGCTGGCTTGTTTATGGTCTTCAAAATTATTTGGATGACCTATATTACCACTTTGTTTATGTCCTGCAACTTCGTGTGGATCGCTCCAATTAAAACAATAGGATGGTACATAATTTATATTATGTTCGTTTAATTGACCTTCATCACGTAACTTGGTATACCAACTCAATCCTTCATAGCCTGTAATATCAACTCTAAACCCTATTTCTCTAATCCTAGGCATTTTAACTATTACACTAGCTTCTAGTGTATTCATGCATAATTCTACACGGTCAGGCATAGAAAAGAAACTTTGTTCAGGTTTCCAAGCATCCTTACCATTTTCAATTATACCTTCATAAGCTTGTTGCATGTGCCAAGGTAGATATATGTCATCATCATCTGCTAACATAAAATAGTCGCCGGTGGTATGAGTGACTGCATCCCGACAAATTTGTCCTCTATTTTCGTAGGGAAGATTTGTTTGATAGTCTATTCCATTATTAATAATATGAATAGAAGGATCCTCAAATCCCAGTGAATATGGATGTTCTTCATCTGTGTTAAAAATTATTAATTCTTTATTGTCATGTGTTTGAGCATGGTATTGTGCTACTATTCTTTCTACACAAGTAAATCTTCTAAAAGAAGTACATACAAAACTTATCTTGTCGCTCACCAAATGCCCCCATTAACGAATTCTTGTAACCAAGGTGTTTTACTAGTATCTATATTATGTTCTTGGATAAATTGTGTAATCCTTGATCTACCATATTCTTGTTGCATAGCCATGCCTCCTTCTAGTAGCAAGCTATTTTCATCATTTCCCGTATAATTAATTCTGTCAGGTATATTACGATTTATTATTCTAGCATATCTTTGTTCTAATATCCCAGTACTATCATCTACATATTCAAGCCATCCCTCACGAGCAAATATACCAACTAAGATTTCAGGTTTACATCCTATAATTCTAGTAGATCTTTCTTCACCCCCTATATTAGCTCTATGCCATGTCACTACATCATGATTGGCTAATAGAGTGGGTAGTTCTCCCAATACATCATATTTGAGAATACTTGTACCTGTTAATTTTAGTGCATAATTTTGTTTGGGCGAATGTCTATTACCCATAAGTGCCGCTTGCATAAAACCCAATGCTAGAGAGGTAGAATCTCCGCGTTGTTTCACTAGTCTTGGTCTAGTATGTATAACTTTAAATTCTTCAATATTTGGAAAATAATGATGGGCACTATATAATAAGTTTACGTCACTGCAATAATTATGGGGTTTTACTACATTGTAGGGATCTTCGTTTTGATGCTGCACACATTGATTATCTGCTAGCATCTCAGGAGTTGAGCTATCTACTATAACCACACTAAATGGTTCACGAATTAGTTGTGCGTTTAACGACAGGCTTAATAGTACTTGTTTGATTCTATTACAACTGGTCATTACTAATATATTCACTTTATTAAACCTTGCTCAAATTTTAATTTGTTCTCTGCACACCAACTATAAAGTGCATGATGTTTTAATACTGTATTTTGAAAAGTATTATAATCGCCATATTCAATATTATGTTGTTCAAGATGTTCACGAACTATACGATGGTATTCCCATATTTCATTACTAAATTCGTTTTCTAGACCTAAATGATTTTTAACTGCAATACCAGTCCAACCTGGACCATATGGTGTAGAACAGTAACTTAAATCTGGTGCCATGTTATTAATAACCGTTTGTACCATTGGGTGATTTTTTTCAAATCCAAAAACATTATTAGTAAAAGTATAGTCGCAATGTTGCCATCCTACTCCCCAATGTCCAAACACAATTCCTGATCTATGATCAATGTTCATATCATCTAAATTTGATATGTATTCCCAATCAATATCAAGATACCATCCACCATATTGATAAACTACTAACCAACGCAGCATATCAGCACAATAAACATAATCACGTTGAGAATACATTTTATCATACACGGGCTGCAAATGTGCAGGTATCACTGGTAAGTTATTGTCTGTCCATAACTTATATTCATAGTTTGGATGTTGATTAGCAACTTCTTCTGCTATACGCTTTTCCCTAGCTGGTATATCATAGTGACCAACCCAAATTTGGTGTATTTTTTTATCTATCATAGTTTTGTTATTTCAAATATAATGTCATCATCTCGTCCTTTTCTATCTCTCAAATCTAGTATTTGAGTATGGGCAGCAAAATTATTTGAACGTAAATAATTTTCAAATTCATAACAATACTCAAGTTGCCGAACGTCTTCTATGATGATCTTACCGCCGGGTTTAATTTTGCTAAAATACAGTTGAATACATAGGGTCTGATTTTCAATGGTGTGATTGCCATCATCAATCAGATAGTCTATACTATTGTTTTCAAACAAGTTAGCTGTTTCAGGTAGATAAGCATCGGCAAAAATACTTGTGGCTCCAGGAATAGTCCAAGGTTCTTTGTGAAAATAACCATGAGGATTCAATTCAATAGCATATATTTTAGCTCGCCTAAACCATTCTCGCCATAGTACCAAGCTATAACCATCACCTATGCCAATTTCAACTAAGGTAATATCACGGTCACGATTGGCGAATTCTTTGCCATAGTAACCATCTAGATAATCGTGAGCGCAGCCTTTGTCTGAGATATTTTTCCCTGCATAGTGATGGCAATGCCAATGATGCCAGTAATGATTAAAATCCCTAAATTCTTGAGCCCAAGCATCTAGATTGTTGGGATCCCAACTTTTTATCCTTTGAATCACTGGATCTGGTGGTAGTTCATCTCTATACATCCAAGTATCTGCTCCTTCCCACATCATCTTGTAACCCAGCTGTTGCCAAATAACTCTAGATTGTTCTATTATGTTGCCGGGTGTAGTATGATTAGTTTCGTATTGTATTTTTTCTGGCCAATGACAGCGCCCAGGATTGTCCGCAAACCACTGCGCTAAATGTATCATGATAGATGAATCACCACCTTCGGTATCGATTTTAAGATGGGTTAGACTTGTAACATCATAATCTTCAAATAGTTTGCCTATTGGTATGGCTCGTACTTTGGTGCGTTCTATAAGATGTGTGATGTTATGCTTTATGTGCTCGGGATGATATTCGTTCGTACTATTGCAACCAAACATCCAAAATGCATAGGTTTTACCATCGTCATATTGATCAGGTAAATGATAGATTTCAATATCTTCTTCTATATTGTTGAAACTTATACCAATAGCAAGTTTTTTTACATTTTTAGGACTAGGTAGTTTGTCAAGATAGTGACTTAGAGGTTCTACCGACAGTCCCACTATAGAGTCATCGGCATCCTCGATCAGAGTTGAAAACTTACTAGTTCCAATTTCTATAAAATCATAATGCATCAATGTTCCTTAATTTTAATTAATTGACTGCCTCTAAAGGTAGGAATGTATAAAGCCCAATCAATTATTTTTACGTTATCTCGCATCCATTGACTAACACTATTCCTAACATTTGGCAGATAATCATAATCATCTAATATGATATATCTACAGTTTTTAGCAGCAATGTTTAAATCGTGGATTTTACAGTTATAGTCATGGCATCCGTCAATTGAAACAAGATCAAAAAATTGAGGTAATTCGGATTGAGCTTGGCTGTCCATGTGTAGAATTTCCCAACGGCTAGTACCTTTATAATATTCAGTAATGTTAGCCCTAGAAATTTCATTATGATCGCTGCCATATGTCTGTAAATCCCAACCAAGTGCATATTCTATAGTATCGGTTGCTGCTAAAGTTGATAAAAAACTGAAACCGAGTTTTACTCCAATTTCCATAAAGGTTTTTGGCTTAATGGTTTTCGCTACTGCCCAATACCATTCATAACAGGTTCCACTCCATATATAGTCGTAAGAGTCGTATTTTGTAAAGAAGGTACTGGGTATTACATCGTGAATAGAATTGGGTTTGTTTTTAAAAAGTTCGTCAATCATAATATCTCTAAGTATACAATATTTAATCACAACACCATCCATTTGAAAATTTTTTCATGAATTTCTAGGATGTGTTTCATAACTTATGAAAGTGGGTGACTGCCCTAAGTTGTGCAATAAATCAACTAATGCTAGACTGGTTCCGCCAGATCCAGTGCCAATTTCCACGATTGTTGTTGGATTAACTTCTTTAAAAAATTTTTCAAAGACTGTAAGGAAGTGCTCCTGTTGCTGACATTCTAAACCTTTATACGGTGGGAAAAACATTTTTAGATTCCTAATTAAATTGTAAATATTATTTACAAGTATTTACGCTCAATCTCATCAGTCAAACTTTTTCAGCTACGATCATGAAACTATTATTCAGATCCGTGCCAGTATAAAAGACATTGATGTATTTTTTATCTTCTAAATAATCCTGGATTATATTAACATTTAATATATGGATGTGTTTTCTATTGTTCCAAGGTCGCCAATATTCTTGACTATAGTCCGGGAGATATAAAAACAAAACGCCATTTGTTTTAAGTTTAGTTCCCCAATAATCTAAGGCATCTACCCAATTTGGTAAGTGTTCAAGACAATGGCTGGAGAATATATAGTCTACTTGTCTATTAGGCAAATGCAAGGCGTGCCATTCGTCATCAAGGTTCAAGTCAATAGGTTGTGCACTTGGAAAGGCCCATTCAATTCTATTGCAGCCGATATCAAACCCGTCACCATTACAAAAATATTTTGCATAAGGGATAGCAAATTGACTTGCGTTACCTATTGTTTGGAAATGTGGATATTTTTTATTTTTATATTCTATTAAATCCATAGGGGTTTGCCTAACAATAACAAGAAGGTATCGATCAGATTCAAATTAGTAATCCCAACTATCTGTTGGAAGTCTTTGGTAAAATATTGGCGTACCCTGTTTGGTAAACGGTAATGCTACAGTAGAGTCCCACCAACCGTGCTTCCCTTCTGCATAATAATATTCCATTTTACGCTCGGGTTTATATAAAGCTCCGGCTAATGCAGTAAAACCCGTTGATCCACCTACAAAAATTTCACATTCTAATAAATGCTGTAAATTAGCATGAAAATCAGTACTGAAGGTAAAATTGTAAGGATCAATTGAATCAATTTTGTTAGCACAACAGATAACACGTTCATAATCTTCGTACTGACTATATTCTCTTAATATATCATCTAGTACCCTACGAGGCCAATTGCGCTCTATATCATAAGTAGCATCAATCAAAGGAAATATGGCTATTTTCTTTTTCATGGGCTCAGGATTGTGTATTTTAACTAAATCGTTTAGTATTGGCTGCATACCCCACACAGCTAATGCCATACCGGGGAAGTCTTCTTCGCCCGGTGTTTTGCTAAAATAATCCGTTCTCTCTTCCAACCACCATTTAAAATGCAAACGAAAATCTGACGTTACCGTACCCCAAGATTCCCGAAGAGCTAAGATTTCGTCTGGTAGGTAAAATTTTAAATAATGCGTTGGGTGTTTCCTTCTCTCATCTTCTAAACGATATAGCACATACACTAAATCACCCATTCTCAAATTACCGACATGAGTATGATTGAGATTTAGAATTTTTATAGGTTTGTTTAAATAATTAGTCATGTGATTAGTTAAACATCTTTAGTCCATTGCCAAATTAGTTGGTAATCGTTATGTATCATAGGAACACCAATCTGTTCCATAAATTGTTTTACTAATTCGCCCTTACCGTGATCACCAAAGTGGTCATCTACTGCAATCATAGTGCCATTTTTAAGACTAGGTAATATAGCAGCTAATTCATACATATGATGCTGCATACTACTAAGTCTACTATCATCATGATAATCAAAACTGTCAAGATACAGCAGATCAATTTTTGTATTACGTTGATTAAAATTCCATAACCATGCCACACTGTCGGAACAATGCACAGTTGTTTTATCACTAACTAGTGCAGCGGCTGTTCTAACATTGTTTTCATCTATATCAACAGAGTGTAGCACACCATTGTAATCATTGATATATTTGTCAAAAATAATTGTGCTCATTCCGTCACCTGCCCAATTATTTGTTTCCCGACTACATCCTGTTTCTATGATTAACGGATTGTTAATAGTTTTGAGATGTGCAATCATTTTTGCAAATGAATCTCTGCGATTGCGGTGACTCGAAAAAGTCTTTTCAAGCATTTCTTCTAGGGTAAACTGTTCTCTTAGAGTGCTCATCTTTTATTTATATATTTAATTATCAGGCTCAATTCTAATCGGTAAGGAGAATCTTTGGCTGCGAGCCAGTGCCTTGAACTCTTCATAATCAAACCAATGGTATTATCATCAGCGTGTTCAATGAGAGTTTCTATATTACTAGTACCTATTTCAATAAAATCATATATCATTTAATCGCCTTACTAATTTTATAATATTTAATCGTAACACTATCTATTTGAAAATTTTTTCATAAATAATGATATAGGAGCCCACAATAATGTTCAAATATCAAAGTTTACATTTAATGCGTGACAAATATGATGCTAGAGACTACATATACACCCCTTCTATAACTATATCAAATCAACCCCCACTAGTTGATTTACGTAGATGGGCTAGTTCTATTGAAGATCAAGGTAGTTTAGGATCATGTACTGGTCAGGCTATAGCAGGTGCTATAGAATTAATTGATCGTAAACTTTATAATAAGAATTTTGAAATAAGCAGACTGTTTATATATTATGAAGAACGTGTATTACTAGGTACAGTTAATCGTGATTCAGGTGCTTGGATACGTGATGGACTAAAAGTAGTAAATAAAAAGGGCGCTCCACTTGAATATTATTGGCCACATGATATTAGTAAATTTAAAATTAAACCTAATTTAGGAGCCTATGCAGATGCTGCAAGACGTAAAGTAACAGGATATCAAAGATGTGTAGACTTTAACTCCGTAAAAGCTGCTGTAGCAGCAGGTAATCCGGTAATAGTTGGATTCAATGTATATGGTAGTTTTTTTAATATTAATAGCACGGGGCTGATGCCTTATCCCGATTTGGGGAGAGAAAGATTATTAGGTGCACATGCAGTGTGTATTGTTGGTTACCGTGATATAGATTCTAGGTTTATAGTTAGAAATTCATGGGGTCCGGGTTGGGGAGACTATGGCTATTTCTACATGCCCTATCAAGTTATAGAAAACCCTGCAATCTCTGCTGACTATTGGGTTATCAGCAAAACTCAAATTAACCAGCCTGTAGGTCCAATACCTCCTACTCCAACCATCACAACCACAACAAGAGGACCATCAACCACAACCACAACAAGAGGACCATCAACCTCAACCTCAACCTCAACCTCAACCACAACAAGAGGAAACGCGGCCCCAACCACAATTAACCAGTAAAAGAAATAATAATGACTGAGATTAAAAAAGAATCACGTTCGGAACGTGAAGCACACATAAAAGATAAAGCAGGTTGGGTAATCACAGTACTAGCTGCACTACTTGCTATAAACACTTATATTGCAGGTAATAATTCTAGTAAGGTATTAAACAATACTATAAAGGCTAATGACACTTGGGCATTTTATCAAGCAAAAAGCATAAAACAAACTCTAGCCGAAATGGCCAAAGATGACGCAGAATATAAAAAACAACCTGAAAAGGCTGCGAAATTACAAGCCAAAATAGATCGTTATGAAAGCGATCCTGAAAAGGGAGAAGGTAAAAAGGAACTAATGGCTAAAGCCCGTGCTTTAGAAGCCGAGCGTGATGAAATTCGCAAAAGAAGTCCTTGGTTGACTTTTGCTGGTTCTGCGTTTCAAATAGCTATAGTATTACTAACCGCAAGTATACTAGCAGTTAGTATGTCATTGTTTTGGGCTAGTCTTGTTGTAGGATCAATAGCAGGTCTATTGATGAGTCAAGGTGTTTGGATGTGGATACCGTTTGGAATATAATCAAATTCAAATGGATTCACAATTTCTTCACCATATTTAATTACAATGTACCCTAATATTTTTTGGGGTACATCATCTCTAAAGCCCAATAGAATATGTTTATTCCATGATAATTGGAAATCAATTTCTTTTTTAAGAGAAGAATCTTTTAGGATATCGGTAAAGTCATTTGACTCACGTTTAAAAGTGTAATGAATCATTTTTGCCACAGAATAAAGTTTATTTGGTCAGCTTCGCTCATAAAATGAAATTTATATAATCCGGGTTTTTCACCAGACGGTGATATCATATGCCATCCCCAATTGTCCTTACAATTTGTTTTGCACCATTCTAATAGAGAGTTCAATGAACCATATGGAACACTAATGTCGGTTCTGTAACTGTATTCAGTAACGGTTAACATTCTGAGTCATTTGATATATCCCAACATTTCAATATGATATTTGGCTGTTTCGTCACTTAAATTTTTTAAGAAGGTATCATTGAACTTAAACTTTTTGCAAAAAGATTCTGCAAAACTGGTACCCTTAAGTTTTTCAAAAACAAACTCTTTGCAAAACAATTCATATTGCTTTTTACTTATGTGTTTACTACTGTTGCCAGTTAATTGTTCTAGACCTGATAATATATTAATAAAATTCATTTTAATCCCACAAGGCCTTGTAATATTTACTAAACAAATTTAACCCTTCTTGTATACGGTCGTCGTATAATACTCGGGCACCTGCATCAAGTTTGAAAATATTATTTTCACGGTCAAACGCTAGCTGTTGAAAAGACCAAATCATTTTATCTAATATTTCATCCCACGCTTCGTCGTTTTTTTCAAAGTATAAGCTTTCCAAATCATCTTCAAAGTAATCAAATGTAATCTGATTTGGATCCGAGTCTGATGTAATAATCATAGGACTACCCGGTTGAGAATTCTTTAACTGAATCAAACAAGGTAAGATTATAAGTGATAGGGTGTGGTCTAAACTTAAAGTGTCAAAATAATCAACATGAACTTTAATTTTTCTACGATTATGATTTGGGTTAAAAGGCCCAATATTAACTTTCATAATATACTTTGCCTTTTTCAATCAAAAGAATGCGGTTAAGATACTCTATTCTTGCTTGAGGAATTTTATTATAATTTTCTAATAGGTTTGCAACTTCATCTAAGGTTTTACCTTGGCATACAAAATTTTTACTTTTTTTGTCATAAAGATATAAAACACCTTCTTGAATTTCTACTATTAGTGTAGGGACAATAGATGGTTTACCATCTACCTCTTCTATTTTAATACCATTATCTTTTGCATACTCTTTTAGGCCTTTTTCTAATCTATACATATAGAACTTTACTCCAACAGTCCAGCCCAATAAAAAAATCAATATGAAATCCCAAATATTATCCATAATCTTATTTATTAATTGTAATGTTAGACCAAGTCTTTAGCTTTTCAAATTTAGCTAGTTTAGCTTTTTCTATATTATATTGACTGACAACTCCATGTATCTCTAATAGAGTAATCATTGCTACTAAATCGCCTAACTCTTCTTCTAGGTGTTCTTTATTAGTTTTGGGCTTACTCGGTTTGTGATTGTCTAGACCAAACCTAAAACATTTGCTAATAGCCTGAGTTACTTCAGCACATTCTTCTTGCATAATCAAAAGAATTTCTTTAACATTATCATCCATTTTACACCTTAGAACGTAAGGAAAGGTAAAGGGTTTTTATTCCCTTTACCTTTCTGTTTAGTTTCCTAAAAAATTAAGAAACAAATCCGGCTGCAATTGCACGATAGCCTGCGGCAACTACTGCACGACTTGGGCGACCCAAACGATATTTAGTAAAGGTTTTGCCATTAGTATCGGTACGCTTGTTTGCGTAGATAGCAAAACCTTCATTCAAACGAAGATTGCTTACTGTAGCAGTTGGGTTAGCAATACCAAAACGATCAGCAATTTGCTTTGTGGTAAGTTGTTCACCAGCCTGAAGTGCTTCAAGCAATTGTTCTTGTTTAGTTACATTCATTTTAAATTTCCTTTAGTAAAAAGTTGTTTTTCACAACTTGAAGATATTATACAATACTGTGTATAATAATGCAATATGTTTTGGATAAATTGATTACTCAGATATCCAAATCATATAATTGAAAATCATGTGGGCCATTTTCATATCCAACATAACCACGAGGATTGCAAACCACTCTAGTAGAACCAATACGATATTCAAAAAAGTCATGGACATGCCCATGACACCAAACCTTAATCTGCGGATGATCTAATATAAATTCACTTAGGTCACTTGCATAAGCACCGCTCATATGATGATTATTCCTATATCTTTCATGGATACTTTGATATGATGGAGCATGATGAGTAATAACTACTACTTCACGATCCGGATATTCAGCCAAACTAGTTTTAAAATAATCTAGTGTATTTTTATGTAAACTATAGGTATGGTCAGGTGTTAGTTTGTAGTATAGGTCTTTGTCAGCATAATAGTTTTGTATGGCCCTATAATCATTCATTCCGTCCTTAACTGTCATCTCAGTAACAGGATCATTCTGATTAAGGTCAGTCCACATAGTAGCGCCCATAAATACTATACCATTATAGTCTACTGTTTCATTTTCTAATATTGTAACATTGTTGGGCAATATTGCTTTAAAATCTTCGTGGGTTTTATCTAGTCTATGATGATAAGATTCATGGTTACCACTTACCATAAACACACGGTCATATTTAGCACACTGATTTTCAAAGAATTCAGTAGCATTTGGTTTTCTTTTTTTAAATGTTCGGTATTCGCAAATATCACCGGCCAAGATTAGTACTTCACCACCTGGTAATTCTAATGGACCAAATTCTAAATGTAGATCACTTGCTAGTTCTATTTTCATTGGTATCTTTGTAAAAGTCTGCTTCTATTTGCATAGCCGTACCGCGACCTGTTATTTTTGTATTTGCAATATTAATACATTCTGTTATAATTTGTTCACCAAACTTTTCAAGGTCTAGTTTACTAATATGACATGAATCGTTATCATCCCAATTAATATTGACTTTTTTGGCTAACTCTAAAAGTTTATTATTCATTTACTTAATTCTGATACATGTCTACATTGCTTTCTAAATTGAAAGCCAGGACATGTACATGTCCACCCTTTTGTATTACTAGTAACAATGTATTTTCCACCCTTGCTACTTGCAATCTCATATACTTTTGTATCAGTATTTACTTCTTTAAATGAACCTGACAATAATTCAATGTTTTCAATACAATCTATATTGAGAACACGAATAGGCCAATCTTTATTACCAGACAAACAAAATTGTCTATCAGTTAACCAAGAGTATGAGGGTAAAATTTTACCCTCATATGCCAGTGAAGTGGGTTGAGGGGGAATCATTGCTGATCCTTGTTCATTACGAACATTGATTTTAACAACACTGCCAATCACTGGAACTTTCATTTTGATTACCGCTGAAGATACATGAAAACCATTTTGGAATCTTTAGGTACCCAACGCTTAGCATCAGGCCCACATTCGTTACCAACTCGCATTACAGAACATGATTCATAATATCCTGTACCAAGCTTACCCGTAACCCTATCAGGTTTTGGGGCATGCCAAGATTCTTCAATGGTGCATTTAAAGGCGTAACTAGATTGTAGTAATCGATCTAGTAAGTTGGCCTTAGAGTGTTTGCAGTCTTTGCACAGAACTTCAGTCATTTTTCTATCCTAGAGTCTGACTTAAAGAACTATTATAGCACAGGAACGAATATTTGTCAACTGTTGCGTTTATGCAACACTTTGTCGGCTAGGCCATATTCCACAGCTTCCTCAGCGGACATGAAGTAGTCACGTTCCATATCTTTAGTCAACTCATCAAAAGTCTTACCTTTTGAATTATGCTTGACATAGATATTGGTAAGGTTTCGCTTCATTTCAAGAATTTCCTTGACTTGAATTTCCATATCAGTAGCCTGACCACGGGCACCTCCGCTAGGTTGATGAACCATATGGCGACCATTTGGAAGAATGAATCGCTTTTCAGGAGTTCCTGCTTGTGCTAACAAGCTACCCATACTGCATGCCTGCCCCATAACAATAGTAACAATATCGGGAGTTACAAACTGTAGAGTATCATAGATAGCCATACCAGCGGTAACTGAACCACCGGGAGAATTAATGTAAACGCTGATATCCTTGTCACTTTCACTTTCTAGGTAAAGCAATTGGGCAACGATTAGGTTAGCCATTTGATCGTGTACCTCACCTTCCAAGAGGATAACACGATCACGTAATAGTCGGCTATAAATATCCATTGCTCGTTCACCTTTGGAAGATAGCTCTAACACCATTGGTACAAGATTCATAAATTTCCTTTAATAAAAACAAATACAATTATACAATTATAATTATATGAAGTCAAGTATTATTGGAAATTATGATTTGCGTTTTTGTCGGCCAACATCACCTACTTGTCTAGGTTTTTCTTCTGGTTCTTTTCTTGTTGGATTGACAATGTTAATTGATGAGGTTGCTAAATCGGATACAGTGCCTACAACATCACCCTTTGGAACTACTTCTGTACCTAACTCGTCTGGTTCTTCTAAATCGGTCTTGGGTGAGGTGTTTGCTAGTTTAAAACTAAATCCACCTTTAGTTGGATCAGTTCCGCCTGATTTAGATTCAAGTGTAATTTGACCTTCAAGTTTCGCAGGCCATTGTGTTGCAAAACTCATAATTCTACTCTTGGGGTCAAAGTCTGCATATTGCTGAATGAAGTTCATATCTAAAATAGATAATACCACTTCTTGGAATTCAGGAATAGCTTGACCTTCGTTTACTGCATTCATCACCGCTAATTTTACAGCATGGGTTAATTTGCCACCGTCGCTACTTGGTTTTTTAAATTTAATGTCATTAAAAAATATATCATACCCTGGCATCTTACCTGGGTATGAATTAGGTCCAGATGACTGCACATTTTTTTTAAAGTTCTCTATACTTTCTTTAACATCGTTTGTAATTTTATTAACATCCCAAGGCAATATTGATTTAAATTTCTGTGGTATAGATTCGGGTGCTACTTCATTTAATAAATTCATAGCAGCAAAGACTGAGCTAATGGTCCTAGGTGAAGGCAAAGATATTTTAGCGGCAACCTTTTTAGTACCATTATCACATAAATCAATGAAACCTACTGCACCTAGATAATCGGGATTATTTCTAATTTCGTCAGGAACTTTTAATCCACTCACACTTGGAGGAGCTCCGCCACCTTGGCCTTTGCTTGAAATATTAATTTTGTGATTTGTCTTGTCATTGGAAATACTGGCGTAGCTATCGGCAATGTTAGTATTAGCTTTACCTGGGAAATTAATAGTTAACTCAGATACATCACTTCCTAACCATTCAGTAAAACCCTTCTTTCTGGGGAAACGTGAGGTGCCTGAAACTAATGCAAGTACACCTAAATACTCACCTGCGTAATCAATAATACTCTCTTTGATCTTAGTAGGAACATCTTTGGGAATAACAGGATTGCCTCCATTCATTATAGTTTCAGCCATTTCAATGACTAATCTGCCATAATCAGTAGATTGCAGCACACTATTATTAATAATTGTTTCTCCTAATTGACTAGCAGGAATGTCTTTATCAGTGATTTTAATTTGAGAAGGTTTTAATAAAGCTGATTCTTTACCTGTAGTCTCACCCTCTTCACCTGTTTTAGCCTCTCCTCCTAAATCAGAAGTTTTTAACAAGTGACTTAATGGAATTTGCCTACCATCTTCTAATTTAATTTTAAGAGTACCTGAAAATTTACCATCATCATGTAATTGTTGAAACCGAGCTGCTTCGGAAGGATCAGCAATAACAGGTTCTTGATCAATAGTATAAAACGGCTGTTGATTGGCAATCATGTATATGAATTTTTCAAATCTACCGCCTCGCTTTAGAATTATTGAAGGATTAAGGGTACTATCTTCTGATAGGGTTTGTATTAGGTTTAGTAAATCACGCATAGTTCAGTATTTAGTCTTTTTAGTTAAATAAAATTAGATTTGGCAAACATTATAAATACTTATTTAGGAAACATCAAAATGGAAATTTTTATATTAATAGGCATTGTATTAGCTGGCTTAGTTGCATTAGTATGGTACAAGTATAATAAAAATACAAAAGTAGAAGAAGCCGTTATAGAACCAAAATCCTTTATAGAACCAGAGATCGTTCCCACTGTTGTAGTAAAGGAAGAACCAGTGCAGGCAAAGGTAGAAGAAATCTCTTTTACAATAGAAGAAACTTCTGTTGTCCCTGAAGTTATTCCTGAAGTTGTCCCTGAAGTTGTCCCTGAAGTGGCAAAACCAAAAGCAAAACCAAAACGTGCTAAAGTCAATGGTAAATTCGTTAAAGATGATCCTGCTACGCCCGAGAACGAAGCATGGGAAGGTGGAGTTGCCCCACCTAAAAAGCCAAAAGCACCGCCTAAACCAAAAAGAACTAGAAAATCCAAAGCATAATGAAGATAGGGTTTGATCTTATAAGTGACTTACACTTATCACCCGAAGATTCATTTAATTGGGAAAATAAAGCAACTAGTTTATATTGTGTGATAGCAGGGAATGTTAGTTCCGATGTAAGAACTATAGTACAGACTTTGGCACATTTATCTCAGTTTTATCAGGGTATATTTTATATTCCCGGATACCTTGAATACGAAGACACTTTGGATATCCAATCAAAGACTAGAGAAATAGTTAATATTTGTAATAAAATAAAAAATGTAGCAGTTTTACAAAACCGAATAGTAATACTTGACGGTGTGGCTATATTAGGTTGTAATGGTTGGTATGGTAATGTCATTTCTGACGAATCTGATTTAGAAACAGAATTAATTACTGAAAAGTATAACGATTTAATGTATCTTAAAAAAGGTATAGAAAAACTGCAAAGACATTTAGACGTAAAAAAAATTATGATAGTAACTAATTCTGTCCCAAACAAAAAGTTTTATTTTGGGGAAGAACCAGAATACATAGATGAAATATCACCTAGTATGGTTTTATCAGTTGATGTTGAGTTAAAAGTAACTCATTGGGTATTTGGTACATATAAAAAAATAGTTGATACCACCATTGATAGCATCAACTACGTTAATAACCCATATTTAAAATTAAATCCTTATTGGGCTAAAAGGATTGATGTAGAAGTTTAATTCTTATCAGCCTCAATCTTAACCTGTAATGGAAATCCTTGTGCCCTAGCGTCTAAAGTAACTTCAATACCGCGTTGCTCGGCAATTTCATATGGAAGAACAGCTACGGTTGCACTACCCGATTCGTGAATATCCAGTGTGATATTATGTGCGGTTTCAGCGGTATAATCAAAATAGTCTACTAATGATGTTACTACAAATTCCATTGAAGTGACATTATCATTGATATAAATGATTTTAAAAAGTGGAGGTTCTGCTAGTGATAGATTAGGTTTAATCTTAACTTTGGTATCGGTTTTTGACATAATTAAATTTTTAAAAGGTTTATAAAATTGTGCGATACTTAGGTATCGCACAACGTTGCTATATTATATTATTTAGTATATATAATAGCAATCTTCTTAGGCTTTTCTTCTTCAGGAACTTTACGCTCCAAATCAATTGTTAGAATACCATCGGCAACAGTTGCACCGGTGATCTCTACATAATCTGCTAAAGTCCAATTGCGAACAAAGTTCCTAGCACTAATTCCACGATGTAGATATTCAGTGTTTGGTTTATCAATAGAAATTGATTTTGAACCTTGAACGGTAAGTTGATTTTTTTCAACTTGAACATCAATGTCCCCTTCTTTGAATCCAGCTACTGCCAATTCAATACTAAAATGATCATCACTGTGCTTTACAATATTGTAAGGCGGATAATTAGTTTGAGATTGTTGAGCAGTTGCTCGCATAAGTTCATCAAACATTGTATCGAAACCGATACCAAACTTATGAATTGAAGGGATGTCGAGGGAACGAAGTGATAATGTATTTGTCATTTGTTTTCTCCTTTTAAATAAGCAAGATGACTAGTGTAAACCCGATTATCGGCATCTACACTTGTATTTAGTATACACAAATTTCGTAAAAAAATATACTATTTAGGGTCAATAATATTGTTTGGGAAGTTCTTGACTAGATAAGAATTTTTTCCATCTTTTGACGGCTTGTTTTTTGGCTAGCTTTCTTTTTATATTAGGTTTAGTAAAAAATTGTTTATTTTGCAGGTCTAGTAATAAATTGGCATCACTCACTTTCTTTTTCAATTTACGCAGTGCTTTTTCCACATTGTCATCTTGAACAATAACTTTATTACCTTTTTGACTCATAGAATAGATTTAGGGCGATCAATTAACTCCTGACTAATATTTATCTTATTAATGCCATTTTTCTTATAGTTACTAATTTGAAACATATGAGGAATCAATGCCCGCTCAATTTCAGTGTGTAGACCACGAGCACCTGTTTTGAGTTTCAAGCAATTGTCAACAATTTTTTCTAATGCCAAACTATCAAAACTCAATTCAACTTCATCAATTGAGAACAGGTATTTATACTGGTCAATGTAATTATTTTTTACATCGGTCAGTACATGTAGTAATTGCTCTTTATTCAAATCAGTTAAGCTTACTGAAGTAGTAAATCTACCAATAAATTCAGGGATCATTCCAAATTTAGTAAGATCATCTGGGGTTACTAGATTTAAATCAGCCGTAAAATCATTATTAGTAATCTCTGCTCCAAACCCAATAGTAGTACCTTTTAGTCTGGTTTTTATAATATCAGTTAGCCCAACATATGCGCCGCCTGCAATGAATAAAATATTTTTGGTATTAACTTCTATCATATCACCACCGGGGTGTTTTCTACCACCTCCTGCAGGGACTCGGCATACAGTTCCTTCTACTAATTTAAGTAGAGCCTGTTGTACACCCTCACCTGATACGTCCCTAGTAATACTAGTGCTTTCGCTTTTTCTAGCAATTTTATCAATCTCATCAATAAAGATGATCCCGCGTTCTGCTAATTTTACATCACCACCGGCAGCATTCAATAACATAGTAATCATACTTTCTACGTCATCGCCTACGTAACCGGCTTCTGTTAGACTAGTAGCGTCAGCAACTACAAAAGGTACATTTAAGTATTTTGCAACTGTTTTTGCTAAAAGTGTTTTACCTGAACCAGTTGGTCCTATAAGGAGAATATTACCTTTTTGTATTTCTAAGTTTTTAGGTGGATATGTAATTCGCTTAAAATGATTAGCGATTGCCACACTCAATACCATTTTAGCATTATCCTGACCAATAACATATTGATCAACATAATCTTTAATAGAAAGGGCATCGTAACGAGAAGGATCAGACTCTATGATAGACTCTTCATTCTCACCAATAATTAATTCATTGCATAGTTCAATGCAATCGCTACATATTGCAGAAGAATCTCCTACAATTAATTTTTTAACAACATCTTTGTGATTACCACAAAATGAGCAATGGTTTAGTTTATTTTCTATTGACATATTTTTACTTATCTTAGTAAACTCTCTGGTTCATTTTTACAGTCGCCAATAGGCACTACCGACACTTCAATGTTCTTGATAATCTCAACTGCCCTTGTTCCTATTTGAGGATTAAGGGGCAACACAATATTAGAAGTTTCCGTTCTATTGCCCTGAAACTCAATACCAATCGTAGGTAATTTGTAATTGGCATTGTCAGCATAATAGAAAGCATTGCCAGCTTTACTTTTTGAATCATCAAACCTTGGAATATAGCATTTATCTACCTCTACGGCGCCACGTAGATTATAAATTTTTAATCTAATTGTTACTCTCCTTAAATGACTAATTGTTTCTGTCATTTTGTCCATTTTAATAATGTCGTTAAATCTATGATGCGTGGTTTTTCCTAAAATAAAATCTTTAGGGTCTTTTGCCATAATCCAAACATTGCCTGGTGATTTTGCAAGAAAACTTGTATCACCATCTGCCAATACATCAAGCATAGCCCTAAAAGATTCTATGTAATTAAAATTCCATTTGATAGTATAGGGAATGTATAAGTAAGGCCTTCTGTCTGCATCAACTTTAAGGTAATACGAGTGTTGTGCAATATCGTATGCCCGTTGCGGATAATCATTAAGGACGGCGTCTAATAGTTTGTCTCCGTTTTGTCTATTTTGCAAATAAGTTTGGTACTGTGTAACGTGCTGCCTATTTTCAAATACCCCAGCACTTTTCCCTTGCGAGATAATGCGATTGGACAGTTTGCTTGATGCAACTAGAACATCTACTGTCACAACAACTTTATTGCCCAGTGTATTTTGAGAGACAACCTTGAAATCATCTACATAGCCTGCACTGTATACCAAGATATCATCGCGGACTAGTTTTTGATTAAAGGACTGTCTCTCACTGTCAATGAATGACCCTACTTTAATTTCAATTGCTTGTTGAAATGCCTTTTGTTTTGCTTCGTCAAAAGAATTACCTGTGCCAGTAGTCCTGATATACTTATCACTACCATTTGGTACACTGGCACAAGCGGTTAGCATTAAACATGCCACTACCACAAGAAACCTAATCATGATTAATTAGTAGAAAAGCGTTTTTGGAAAAATTTAGATGCTCGGTCCGAGTCGGTATCCCAACGAATAACCACTGCTACAGTTTGACGGTCAACAATGCGTTCATCAACAGCCCTTGCACCACGGATAATACCTTGTGCATTAGTGCGTACTGTATCAACTACAGTGCGTACTGTTTCATTGGTATTAGACCTAGAAGCAAGATTTGAATCTTTAAATTCATCATCACTAGCAGTGACTTCCTCTTGTGAACTAATCTTGGCCTTACGCTGGTCGATTGCCTTTTCAACGTTCCTAGACATTGTTTCCGTAACACGATTGGATGTAATATCTTGTTTTACGAACCTAATAAACTTGTCTAGTGCAGCATCATGGGCAACTTTAAAGGCTTGCTCACGCATCACCTCAGTGTTGCCAAAAGAAGGGGCATATCCAGTCACCTCAATTGCCTTAACATCGGTCTTGATACAAGTATATTGTGTGATCCCAGTGCCCCAAATGCAACCCCATTCAATCTTAATACCTTGGCGTTTGAATGAAGAACTGAGCTTTTGCGAAGAAATAGCTTGAATTGGTTCAGCATCGATACCTGCACCCAATGATGAACATCCTGACAATGCCATAGCGATTGCAACTGCGATAAATTTTTGGTTCATTTAAGTTCCTAAATAGTGAAGACTATGTGTATATAATAACACAGCCCTGATTATTTGTCAACCTTGCTGTTTTTGTAGGTAAATTTCTATCTGACTTTTCTCGTTTTCGGAAAGAAGGTCAATATCGTACTCACCCGTGTCAACCTTAGAGATAAGATATTGGATATATTGCTCATCATACAGATATGTATTGGATTGTGTTTTGCTGATTTCAATCCATCTAGAACCATCAAACTTATAGACTCGGTTTGGTAGAACATCTACTCGCACAAAGACCTCTCCTTTTTTAGCTATCTTGGGAAATTCTGTACCAAATCCTTTTTTATCTGAACTTTGACCATCCGCTCCGATCATAAACAATTTTGGATTCAATTGTTTAAGTGCATCTATTTGCACAGATTTACCTTCGTAAGAAACATATCCTCCGCCAATATCGGTATATGGTGGAGATGAAGTCACATTGTCTGTAATAATTTCGTATGGGGAATTAGTGACAAGTTCTTTAATTTCTTTTGGTTTTTCTATTTCAAGAGGTTCTTCTTCAAAAGGACCATCTCTAACGTCACACTTCAAATTTGGACAGAACAACCCAATACCAGGAGCATTTAATAAAGTTGTGCCGCATTTAAAACATGGAATATCTTCGGGCTTTTCCTTAGGTTTTTCTTCAGGCTTAGAAACTAGTCCTACTGTAGAACCAGATGTGAACCACGTCCATGGCTTTTTCAAATAAGCATATTCATCTATTTTGGGTTTCTCTACTGTTTCTTCAATTTGTTCTATTTGTTCTTCAGTTAACGGACCATGGTCAGGCTCATACTGAGGTTCTTCTTCTTTGGGCTTATCTTCTACTTTAGGTTCTTCCCTATCCCACATTCTACTACCATTTGCGGCTAATACAAGAGTCAACGCCAATGGATCAAACACACTTACAATAAGTATAATCACCCAACGTACCGCACGTTCAAGTAAATTAGCATCAGGGTTATCACCGTATATAAGAGCGGCTATGTATTTGATTGGCCCAACTTCGGCTTCTACTTTACGTACTTCGGCAGCAATGGGTGCCCTCTCTTCATTAAGACTAGTAATCTTTTTCTGTTCGGCTTCAATTTCAGCAAGGAGACGCCCACGCTCCTTTTGTTGACCCCTACGTAGAGCCACGGCTTTATCGGCACCTTTCTCATCCGTACTTCGACCCATAACTTGGTCCACTGACTCATCAAGCTGTTTAAGCGCCTTGCGGTTGACATCTATGTTTTCCCTTGCTGTTTTAATTTTCTCATCATAAATTGCAATCTTAGCCGATACGTCACCTGAAACTAAGCTTTGGTCACTGTGCGCCTTACTTAAGAACCCAAAGATTCCCATACTGGTCAAGAAAGCCAGTGCTGCTACTGCGGCTACAAGATAAACTCGCATAGCCCATTTCACTTTAGCCCAATATTTGTGCAACCAAACAGTAGTAACAACTTTGGATATTTCTAATGCACCGCCCATGATAATAACGGGATTAACAGCAGCCGCAAAGATTGCTGTTAATCCTAGAATACTATACCACGCTGCTATTGTACTTAATGTTAGTGCTGTTAATAGTGTGAAATTGGTAAGAGTGAAGAACTTTATTATAGCCATAGATATATTTAGTCGTCCGGTGGAGGAGGAATATCACTACTATCTAAATCAAACAGATATCCATATGTGTCAATGAATTCATCTATTGTCATAACCAATCGTTGTGGTATTCCTGGTCCCTGTTGTACTTGATAAGTAACCCAATAGCGATTACCATCTCGCTTTTTAATTTGCGCTATGGTAATGCTATTGCCATCTTCAAATATGTATGACTTACCTACCAGGTTGTCCAAGTTATTCATTGTGATGAATTGAGAATTCACTCCATTGACCACGCCAGTTATCTTTGCCTGAGTCCATACCCTCATCATCAAGTTCATAACCGTCATACGACATACGATGTACTACCGAGCTTCCTTGAACATCCCAAGTTTTATAACTTAGCTTACGTGGATCAAATTCTTGACCTTCGGTATCAATCGTAGTTTGAATACAACTGCCCTTACCACCTTGAGTCCACATTACTAAGTAACCTGTTCCCATATGTTCAGGGTATAATTCTTCCTCTTCTTCGGTAGCTTCCCAACGTGAAGCACGATCACCGTGTGCTTCATAAATAAAATCTTCTAGAGTACCCTCATAAATTTCTTCACCGTTATCATTGGTGATAGTCATATGAGTATCATCTTCATCAAATCCCCAAAAAGATTTTACATCTTGGTATTCATGGTAAGCGTGATTAAACCTAGCATTTTCAGGAGTTTCGTTTTCATCATAGTCATAACTTTCATTTAGTGCATCACTAAGGTCATCTTCATGCTCTGAATCACTCCAGTGTTCATATTGTTCTTTGGAGATAGTACCTACACCAATTTCACGAGTACGGCCCCAAATACGAATTGTATATTCACCTGCAGGATAGTTAGGAAGTACTTCAACTTCAGGGAACGGCCAAGCTGGCGCTACTAATTCTTCTTCCTCTTCGGCAGTTTCTTCCTGTTCGTTAACTGCACTTAGCCCTTCGTCAATATCAACCTCTTGATTCTCTTCCCTAGCCTTAGCCCATTTTTCTTTTTGTGCTTTACGTTTTTCTGCTTCTACTACACCCGCTTCGGTCAACTCAACTAGACTGTCGCACATTGGACAAATATCAACACTATGGTCTGACTTTTCTTCACTATTTAAATAATTTTCAATTACCGTACCATCAGCACGACAGTGTTGAGTACCTGTTTCATAATTTTTACCAGTCCAACGACACTTGGTACATTTGGTTGTATCAGGCGCTTCTTCGGGAGGAGTATGCCAACTTTTTTCATTACCTAGTTCATAGGTAACCTCATAACCACCTTTGCGGTCAGTCCACCAATCATCATATTGGCGTTCCCATTCAATCTCTACGTCATTGTCCCATGCTTCATTGATGATGTCATTAACATCAACTTCGCCGGCTTTAATTTGTTCCATCATCGCATCAATTTCTTCCTCCTCCAACTCAGGATAAATTTCGCTTAGTTTATCACAGTCCAAATCAAATGCGAATTGTGAATCAACTTGATGCCATTCGTGTTTAACTAGTGTTACCATTTCAAATCTCCTTTAATGCTTTTAACAATGCCCGAGCAACTACTCGGTCTTTCTCTTTTTCCTCTTCAGGAAGTTGTGCATAAGTTTGTTGTGCCAACTTATATCGTTTCAATTTCTTTTCATCAGGTGTAGGAGTATCTAAATCCAATTCACCATTATAATCTGCCATGGCAGTAATATTCCATCCATCATGAATTGCGTCAGCGATAATTTCAATATTAGTAGCACCTCGTTTAATAATATTAAGGGCTGCCTTTGCTGATTCTAAGTTAGCGAGCCATCCAAAGCTTTTACTTGGAGTACTAAGTGGATAACCATACCTATCATGTAGTGCTTTATCACTAATGGTGGCCAATTGATTAATGTCAATTGATTCATTAAGTTCTTTAATTTTCATTTGTAAAATTTCCTTTATTGTTTCCCGTATTGTAAATCACTTCATCATACTTGTCAAGTATTTCGAATTCCATAATCTCAGGACCAAGTGCTTCTTTTAATGCTTCTATTGCCGAATCAGCAACTTGGCGCCCTTGACTGTTCTGCTTGAAAGCCACACGCATCCACTCTAATGCCTCTAGAGCCTCACGCATGGCTTCTTTACTCATTTATCATCCCCATTTTAACATAAAGAATACAAAATCTTTTTCTGATTCAAACTCAAGAGTTCTAACACCTACCTTATGGCATATAAAATTATATGCTTCTTTTTTCTGTTTAGTTATTTTAACTTCATTTCTTGGATATCTTTTTCCCTTTAGGACATTTTGTTCATAATCACGAACTGTGTTCAACCACGCTTTCCATAATTCTGGTCTAGTATGGTCGTCAAAATCAACAATGTAACTCATTTGTCATCCCTAAAACGAATAAAGCGTGGGAAACGCAAACTATATGTACCATCTTGGTTTTGTGTAATTACATCACACAAGATTTCACAAGTTCGACCAATGATAAAATTGCGATTAGTCCAATAATCATCTCTATCACCGTCGCTAAAACCACTACCCACATTGACTGTGATAAATTTCCCATCATCCACGCCTGAGCAAACCAGTGCTCCAAGGCGTCCTGCATTTCTTCCAGTACCCTCTTCAACACCGATCACCTCTAAATCAACTGTAATAGTTGGCTTCCACTTCATCCAAAATGTATTACGCTTGCATTCGTAAGGAGCACCAACATCCTTAATCATAATACCCTCGAACCCTGCATTAACTTGATCCTTAGCATAACGCATAAGTTGGTCTTTACCTTCAGCAGTATCAAGGTCTACCATAATGTGCGGAAGCAACTCTACGTTGGGCAATACATCAATTACAGGACGCATGTATTCTAGCATCTCAATACGCTTTTCAAGTTGAGCGTTCCAATATCCTCGACGAAAATCGTCAATCGGAATGATATCAAAAATGTTGAATACTGAATCAGTAGCTTGTACATTTTCTTTACGGCGAGCCTGACGCATCAATTCTTGGAAAGAATTTCCAATAACCTCACCGTCAAGTACAAAACCCTTCATCAATGAACGGTTATGCCTAATCAATTTTGGTAAGTACTCACCAATCTGATTTTCAATATGGGTGAAGTTTTCAAACAGTTTACCATTACGACTATACGAAAATACTGCATTTCCCGTATCAGATACCATAACCATCATTAGTACCCTGACACCATCCAACTTAGGCTCAAGGCGTTTGACACCCTTCATTTCAGGGCGACCTTCGCTATTAGCAGCCAATTGGCAAGCAAAAACAGGGATTTCGTAATCTGTTTTCTTACAGATTTTGTTAATCGTTTTTTCTGATACACCTGCACGAAGGTCTCGCCTAAGTACAGGAGCACAGAATGTATTCCATTCTTCGCTATCAAACCTAAGGCTCATATCTTCAATAGCGTCCCTAGCAGCATTACCAGTTAGACCTCGTTGACCAAGATTATGTAGAAGGTCATTAAACTCTTCCCAAGGATTTTCAGCACCAGTAATACCTTCTGTACTTGGGATTTGACGAACACCAAATGTTACATAAGGATTGTAGCAGACCTTAGTCAATGTCAAAAAATTAACAGCATTAGTACTACCAAGGACACTTGCCTCGAGGGCTTGCTGAATGACATCTTCCTTGTACAGTCGGCTATCACTCTCATTCAGTTTGTTAATCCAACTTGCACTCATTCTTTTTCTCCTTTAGTGATAATGCTCACCAATTGGCGATTGCGTTCATCTTGTTCTTTACGCTCACGATTCTTATCATGTTTCTGACCAAACAACATTTGATCATACTTTCGTGCCCATTGTACTCCAGTTAACCAAATACGAATTTCAGTTAGAGTACCACACATAACTTCAGCATCACGGCTGTAAATTGGAACACTATCAGCATCTTTGGGCTTAACACCTGCCCGATCACCTATATCACTGCCCCAACCATGTTTAGGTGGGGAAAGCATAAGACCGATCTTATCCAATTCCGATTCTAGTCTACGAAGTTCTAGTATTGCATTGTATCCTGCCATGATTACCAACTTGAATTATAAAAAACTTTCAATCCGAGGAACAGTTCTGCTTTGGCATTGACACAGAATTCCAAATCCTGTTCAAAATATACCTCGTCTGCAGGGTTTCCAAAGAAAAATCCCTGAGTAGAAGGAAGCATACTGTACCTAACCGCTCGTTCAAGGTTGTCAACATCTTCCCAAGTCAGTTCAAGTTCAATACCGTTGAAACTGGCATTTGTAAGACCTTTACCTAGCATACCTTTACTAATCCAAAGTTGTTCCATCCAACCATGGAGCGAAGGGTGCTTTCGCCAATATGCAATTTCACGCGGCTTAGGAACTTCGACCTCAGAATTATAGTAATGATCTCGGTATTGGCCCTCATTACCAACATAAGCATACATATCAAGACCCATTTTATTCTCTAGTTGTCTGTGTTTAAAATTCATTGCGCCTTTTCTTGCACAACCTCTTTTACCTTATTTACTCCACCGTCGAGAATTTTGCTGATACCGCTAAATCCAACAGTAGCAATCACAATACCAAAAATAGTTCCTGCAATAAAGTTAGTCATTATGACACCTTCACACGGTTGAGTTGAGTAGTATTATCACGGTGAGCCTTGACAGTACCCTGAGCGACAATCACCTTACCAGCTGGGATCGCTTCGCGGTAGCTGAAGAACACTGCCTGATCGTCACTAGTAATACCAGTGATAAAGAACACATTCCACTGTTGGCTAAACACACTACGAACAACCTCAACCGTGAGTTTGACCTTATCACCAACGCTACCGACAAATCCACCAGATACGCTTTCAATCTTACGGTTAAGTGTGTCACGCTTAACTGCCCGCTCATACGAAGCAGGAAGACTTGCGATCACCGCAACATCATAAGTGGCTTCGATAACATCGCGGTTAGCGATAACCATTGCGTTGTTGTCAAACTCTGACAACATCTTGCCTTGAAGGATTTTGAAAGTGAACCCTTTGTAATACTTGCGAACAGCCTCAGCCTGAACGCGGTCGGCGTCGGTGATCATGCTAGTATCAGCGAGGAGCAGGTCAATGATTTGACGGTTGGTACGCTTAGTTTCGGCCGATGCAGCCTGCTCCAACGAATTGGGCAGAATCTCATCATTGGTAGCGTATGAGGTCACTATTTTAACATACTCACCGTTGATGCGTTGAGCCGCACAAGCAGCCGACCAAACAGTGTCAGCGTCAAGATTCAGAACTGGGCGTTGATAGCGAGCCATTTGTTTCTCCGTTTTCTCAGTGTATGAATACATTATACAGGGGAAGCCAATTATTGTCAACCTGTGAATAGTTGTATGATTTTCGCAACACCTGCACAGACTACAAAAAATACCAAGAAGCCGGCGATCAGAATCGGCATCCAAGAGAAAAGTTCAGTAAGGCTAAACCTCATTGTTCAACTCCAAATTTAATTTAGTCATTCTTTATACACTAAAGATTTAGATTCATTCAATGTTTTAGGGCAGACAAAATGCATAATGTCTCGGCCCATATAATCTTCCTCAACATCGAGGAATTCAACCTTATCTACATAATGTCGATCCTGACATTCGGCGCAATGGACATAAAAAGTATTTCTCATTTGCTAACTCCAAAATGTTCTTTAATTTTATCTTCAATAGCATCTGCCGTAATAGGAATTACCACTTCCTTTACCTGCAACATACATTCTTTTACAATGAGTTCGGCCGCACGTTGAAATGCAATTTGTTGGTCTACAGAAAGGGTTAGTCCAGCTTCGTGCGCTAATTGTTTAATCAGTTCGTTCATTTTTAACTTCCGTAGACTTAAGCGGCCTTTGTCAAGTAAGCGTCAACCATTTTACCAGGCACAATGTCACCGTTACGCATCATAAACACTGTAGTGTAGTTCTCACGCTCACCACCCGGAAACATATCATACTGTTCGGTTTTGCTAACAACCTCACGGCGCATATATCCGTCATTGACAATGACACGGCTAGCGACCCACTTGCCACCAGTGTAACGAAGTTCAAATGGAACCTCCCACTCTTGACAGGCCTTGTCACCGTCATCGGCGATGTACCAATCAACCACGTACTCCTCGAAACTTGCGTTACGGGTTTCAATCAGGGCCGTGAGAGTAGGGATACCCGATTCCTTGACCTTGAGGACCTGCGCGGGGGTGAGGTTAGGGACAACATAAACGTCCCCGCCCTTGAACTTCCAGTAAGGGGTAAGAGCCGAACCGTAGTTTTCACGGATTTGAGTGTTGATGACGATTTTCATATCTGCTCCTGTTTTCTCAGCGTATGAATACAGTATACGCCCAAATCCATTTATTGTCAAAGTTTGGCAATCAACTGATTGTGGATCTGATCCATCTCTGCCTGTTCCACGTAGAAGTCGGTCTTGGGATCGTAATACTGACCCTCTTTGTTGTCATAATACAACACCCGACCCGAGAAGTTGAACGGACCTTCAAGGCCCTTGCGTGGGCTATATTTCTCACGCATCATGTCCATTTGGTGCTTATCCGCCAAAACTTTGTAACCCACGGTGATCTCCTTGTATGCCTGATTAGGCTTCAACAATGTAAGGCTTATCCCACTTACCTACGTTAACATCAATGTACCAACCCACATCAAAATAGTCGGATTGAATATCCGAATTGTCGTGGTTGCCATCATTCATTGCCACGATTACTTCCTTGAGAAAGGACAGTGCAAGACCGTCATAGTGATCCTTGTACCAGTAGGGGTTAACATCACAGTAGCCCGAAGTATTCGGTTTAAAACCACGAGAAACTTGGTAAAAATCATTACCACAAACTTGGTTGCTGTTGCCGATGAAATCAATTTTTCCTGACTTCAGGGTGAGAACCAGTGTACTGTGATTACGAATACTTAGCGAGCCCTTGACACCATACTTGGTCAAGATTGCCTTGATTGTGGGGGCCATTTTCGCTTTACGGTCTTGATTGATATAAGCCATTTGTTTCTCCGTTTTCTCAGTGTATGAATCTATTATACAGATAAACCGATTTATTGTCAAATTTTGGGCTGAACAATCAAGCGGCTTCCAGCATATTGGCGGGGACACGCCAAGTACCATATGCCTTACCGTTTTCACGCACAATTATGAACTTTCGATTTACCTTTTCAACTGTACCAAGCACAGTTTGACCGGTACGGCTAGATGTAAACTTGACATTAGTACCCTTAACCAAGGTAAACTTTGCCTTTGCGGCTAGTTGATTGCGGGCAAACTTGATTGCCATTGCAATGGAATCCAGTTGTTCGTTTGTGAAAGAACCGGCGATAATAGTAGAATTGATGTCCTGAATTGTTACCATTTCTGCTCTCCGTTGTTTAACTGTTTAAGATTCTATTGTATAGCCAAGACTAATTATTGTCAAATTTTGGGCCTGTTGTTTTTAAGCAACACGATAAATCACGCCCTGAGGGGTGATGTTTTTTTGGATTCCTTGCATAGCCCAATCACTTTCCAACAGTTGGAGGGCTTTTTTGTCACGGACCGTCCCACCATGCACCTTAACTCGGATCCATTTTTGGCAGTTAGTAATTGACACTTCCTTAGCCGTATAGACCAACTCTAGGGCTAATTTTACTCGGTCAGCCCTGAGTTTTTGAGCACTATTGAACCGGCTAGCGTTGACTGCGCTACGCATACTTGCGTCCCTAGAAGCACACCATGCATAGTAACCCGCGCTTTTGAACTCGGTTTCCTTTTCTAGCATCTTCATGACAACTCCGTTTTCTCAGTGTATGAATCTATTTTACGCCCAAATTCAATTATTGTCAAGCCAAAAAAATACCCCCTTTCGGGGGCGTTGGGCAGTGAACTCTTACTTCTTGATACCTGCGTTAACAAAGCTGTACATTTTTTCTGCTGTAGATAGTACTTGCTCAAGTCCAGGAAACTGTGGCATACCAATTGTAGTAACAACCTGTCCTGATTTTTCATCACGCTGTGCCGAGATTTCCCAACCATGGAATTTAGCGTGGTATTCTTCCATCATAAGGCTTTTAGCCATATCGAGGATTTCTGTGCGGATTTCATATCCGTTCTTGTTGAATTTAACTTCGGGAAGTTTTGGTGTGTAGTCTGACATTTTATTTCTCCTATGTGTGTGTAATGTCAATCCGTAAAGTGGATTAGTCTTTCTTTGGAAAGTACCTCTCTGAAATACAATCCATAGAATAGTGGGCAAGATCAACTGCATTATCAGTCAGCATCTTGGCAAATTCTGTTTGACTATTGATATAATTATGAGCAGCACGATTTAGTGTGGGATCTGTAATTATCTTGTCAGTTAAATCACGCTTGACACCTTGAAATGCATCAATAAAAAATGCTGCATTCATTGTGGGCTTGAACCATGGAAGTAGTGGATTAATCATATTATAATATTTATCTTATTTAAATTTCTCAGGGAAATTTAATTCTTCCCATTCTTCATCTGTAACGGGCCACATTACGGATGGACCTCAAAGTTTTTAGGGTCAAACTTTAAAAAATAACACAATGCCATGATGAAGTTTAACATGTCCATTTTAATAGTAATGATGAATATTATTGCGCTTACGATATTCATAGACAACTTCGCTCCAAACAGCTAGCCATTCATAAAATTTACGGATATATTTCATTATACAAATCCTCTTTTACCATATGTATATTGGCGAATAAGATTATCTACATCTCCACCGTGTTGTGGATTGTGGGCAGCAATAAATCTTTCTAGGTCTGTTTTATGTGTAGTGAACCGATTTAGCAAGTTCATGAATTTCTCAAATAATATAAACATTGTATGTTCTCCTTTTGTTTAGTAATAACTTATGATTATTACTGATGTATTTAGTCCTAATTTTTTGCAATGCAGCATTTTGTGTGCTAAAAAATGGGGATAATTATCCCCATTTTTCGTCGTACTTTCTAAGTGCTAAGTACCTAGATAATACTAACCTAGATTTAATATAATCATTAAACTCAGGTTGTACTATCTTTTTTGGTGAAATAATGTCACGACGGTAACCTGCATGTAAGTCTAAGTCTTCAACAGTGGTACCGTCACCGTCATCATCAAAACAAAGATTACTTAGCTGTGGTCGAGGTAGCTGGCGCAACAGCCTTTGCGTCTGCTTTGGCAGGAGCCTTGTCTTCACTTTTGGCAGGCTTGGCAACGTCTTGCTTGGTAACTGCATCTACTTTAGCAGGTGCAGCAGTAGGGGCCTTAGCAGGAAGCTTAAGCTCAGTAGGAGCAGCAGCAGGAGCAGCAGCAGGAGCAGCGGCAGGTGCCTTAACAGGCTCAGAAGCAAAAGCGGTAACAGCAAAAAGACCAGCGATTAAAGTAGCGATTGTTTTCATTTGGTTTTCCTTTATAAAAAATGAAACGTAGATTTTTGCATCTACATATATATTAACGTGCGAGATACAGATTCCGTTGACAGTTTGTAAAAACTCTTTGCCCATAATCATAAATACTAGATGTTATACATATCCTATCAAGGTGTTTTCGATGGTCAAAATTTTGACAAGGCTAACACTCCTCAGCAAATTACAAATGCATTCAACGCCGGTTATTCTTGCATGGTTGACGTATGGCGTGTCAATGGTATACTCTATATTGGAACTAGACAACCTGTAATTGAAGTAACTCCAAAATATCTACAAGGTAAAAGATTTTGGATTAATGCTATCAATACTGAAATGCAAGAATGGATTGTTACTCAACCAGCCAAACTATATCCAAATTATTTTTGGTTTAATAATGTCAATGAAAACAATCCAACTACTGCTAGCGGTGGTCAAATCATTACTCCAGGAACTATTCCTATAAGTACTTCTAGTATTCTTTTCCTTCCTGAAATAAATGATAGAGGACTATTCAGTACAGTACATGTTAGGTGTTATGGTATATGTAGCTCATACTTGTCATTTATTAAAAGAATGCGTAATGAAGGTGTTTATTATTAACGACCTCTACCTGTTCTACGCACAACACTAGCACCACCGAAACCCTTTGTATTTGGCTTAGGAACTTTAGGTTGATTGTATGCCTGATTCTTTTTAGGAGGCATAGTAATTTTTGGTTTTTTGGTTTTATCTTCTTCTGTCATCTTTTCACCTTTATAGATTCTAAGTAATTTGGAATGCTACCGTATAAACCAACCATCATTGCAATTTTACTATCAAACAATTTAATGCGTGGTTTATCGTTAAGCCCACTAGTTGGATGTTTTCTATTTGCATCAATATAGTACGGACATTTGATTTTTTTATTTAATTCTAACAAATACTCATGCCATCGACCTGCAGGTGCTAGCAAGTCATATTCATAATATTCTATTTCTGCTAATAAAAATGCGGCTAAACCCTCTTCTTTTAGTCTAAGACCTTCTTGTCTTCCTGTTAACCACCATTTAAATATAAGTTGGTCTATTGGCAACTCACTATCATTAAACAAGTGTTTAGGTATTTCTGCTAGAACAGCCTCTGTAATATACTGTTTAATAGATTTACGTGGAGTCATCTGGGTAAACACATGTCCCTGAATTCATAAACACTACAGTAAACAAATTTGTTTTAAACTGTGAATTTAATCTACGACATAAATTTCTAGCATGACCTGGATTAGAGAAACTTGTTTTTTTGTATTTAGGCGTGGCTTCATTATCTAAGTAATGTTGTGATTTAAAATTAATAGGTTGATTATCGTAAAATACGGCCCAAATACCAAATGCTTCTACAATTTGATCACACTTATATGTAGTTTTATCTACTATCTCCATTAATACTTTGGGTTTAGTCCTACTCATTTAAACTTGCCGCCCTTAATCTCTATTTTAATTTCTTCTGTTGAATCTTTTCTCTCATTGTTTTTATTATACAAATCAACAAGAATGCTGGCTAGTTCATCACGTAGAATCCTAGCTTCCCCGATAGGAATCACAACATCTCTGCTCTGTTTACTTTCAACTAATGAAACTTTTTCAATAAATCTTTTAATTTGAATCATAAGGTATTTATCAAGTTTTCTGCTTCATCTTTAGTAAAAAAAGGTCCTATATATTTATACCGTTGGACAAAAATGTATTTAGGACAAAATACTACTTCGTTTTCTTGAAGTTGATTGATAACGAACCAGCCAGCCGCATAGTAACATTTGCTTTTTTTAGTTTTGGTAAACAAATGTAATTTACGTTTAATATCTAAGATAGAATTATAAAACTTAGCTGGAGTTGGAAAGTTATAAAAAGGTAAGTCAGACTTGACATTAGTTTTTAGTGATTCAAATTCAATTAGGGTATATTTTTTAATATCGTTGGTAGTTTTAAAAAAATGATTGTTACCATTTAATTTTAAATTGAACCCTGAATCTTCAGCCGTTACATTACCAACTTTCTTTTCACCATCAGTGATTACCCAATATTGATTTTTAATCACTGTCTTAGCGATTAGTGTTTTATTCATTTAAACTCCATTTATATTTCCTTTATAAGGATTGTTGAGCCATTTGGCATATGTTTCAGCCTGCTCACTAATTTTGGTTAATTCATATTTAGAGCAAAAACGTAAAAAATGTACACCAACTTGTGGAGTAGTTGCCGTGCGTACTTCAGATTTAATACGAAGGTCTACTTCTGTTTTAATATCTTCGGGTTGTGCTGTCAAGTCAATTAGAGTACGATTACGTTCGTAACAATCCCGAACACGATGTTCTACACCCTCATGATCAACCCACCGTTGAAGCATGATATTATTCCAATTGAATCCTTGCTTAGTACGATCCGCATAAGCTTCAATCAATCCAATTTTATTCTTACTGCCTTTAGTGCGAACACCTGGATAAGCAGAGAATACATTGTCAGTTGAATCACCTCGCATACATTTTTCAAACAGATGAAATTGTGGGTCACCTAACAATTTAGGTTCTTTTGTTTTCTTATCAATTACCAATCTACCCTTTTCATCATGGTAACCCTCTGTAGTAATAAGCTGGTTGCTGATTCCATTGTATTGATGGACATTTTCACTAATAAGCTGAATGTAATCAGTATCAGAAGAGATAATGTAATGTGTGTCATCGGGATGCAAATGAATAAAGCGGGCAATCAAATCATCAGCCTCAGCCCGTTCATGCCTGAGTACACTGACATTAGTTTTTTCACGCAAGAATTTGGTAAACATATCATATGTTTCCCAAAACATCCTGTTTTCTTCAATGTCCGCTTCGGTCATTACAGATTCATCTAACTTACGATTTGCTTTATATGGTTTATAGTAGTCTTTTCTCCATGATTTACCTTCTAAGCAAAATACAATGTGATCAATACCAAATTTGCGTACAACTTGATTTACGCTTGAAAGTGTAAGATGAAGGGCCATCCCCACTTTCTCCCATGCATCACTGTTGCGGCTAGCAATATGCCGAGCACGAAAGAAGGTATTTGCGGTATCAATAAGTGCGTATTTCATGGGTGTATTATATACTGCTATTTAAACAAATGCAATAGCATTGGGTACTCGACCGCCCTTTTTATTTGCAATTTTTTTCAACGCCGCATGCAATTCAGGATACCGATTATTATAATCCTGATTTTTCATTGTTACAAGCCTATGCACGTTCGGACAAATCGTCACCAAGTTCAATGGGTCATTGTTGAAATGATCACCGTCGCGGTGATGAACATCTAAACACATTGGCCAAAGCATTTTCATTTCAGCTTCACTGATTTTGCATCCCATAATTTTCTGAAATCCTTCCCATGCTGAATGAAAACAATTTGTATGTCCATCTTTGCCTGTTTTGCAAACTTCACAGTGATCTTTCTTGAATTGCTTGTAGCCGTCATTTTGAACAGTGGTGCTATGTGAAAGATACAAATCAGGCACTGGTCCTCCATTGAACACTTTTTTCAAAATGAATGCAGCACCTTCTTCTTTGCGAAAGGTATCAGTTTCAATAAATTGTTTTACGTCACCATTTAATAGTTTGCTATCTACTGGAACATGGACAATAGAGGCGCTATGTTCAATATAATATTGGGCAATAAAACGCTTTTGTTCGTTAGAACAAGAATAACCCTTAATAGTATCTGCTGCGATTCCATGGTTAACAAAATTAAACTTCATACGTGCCGCACGTCCTGCGGTTTGTGAGTAATTATTATGAATAGTACCTGAAGGATCACGCCCAATGATAATATTATTGATTTTGACAAAATCAACCCCTGCGTAACCACTATCAATTACCACCATTACAATGGGTTTATCATGTTCCTTAGATCCACGCTGAACTCCTTCATCCATATCGCTAATAGTATCGCCATCAAATTCTTTACCATCACTTGTAGAGATAAACAATTTGAATCCATAGTTTTTGCAAACTGTGCGAATTTGGTCGATATAAACGTCAAAGTCAAGCCCATTGGTTGCACCGCGTCGTCCAATACGTGCTAATACTGCTGGATACATTGGGATAAAATTTTCTTTAGCCTCTTTCCAAGTATCGGGAGTAATTAGCTTAATCAATTCTCCAATTCGTTGACATTGCAAATTAAAATACTCAAGACCCTTGAACAATGTATCTTCATTATCCAAATATGAAACAATATCATAAAAGGGAGTAGTCAATACATCGCGGGGCATCGGGTCAAGATAAATGTTATTTGTCTCGCCCAAATAAGTATTCATTTGTTGACTATTAGTGGGAGTAGCAGTTAAGAACAATACTCCGGTATTAGTCATTGATGATAGTTTGTCTAAAGTTTTTGCTACAAAATCTTTAATACGCTGTCCTTTGTCAGCTTTTGTATCTTCCTCATTAATTGTGCCGAACATAATATGTGCTTCATCTACAATCATTAAGTCTACTACACCGCTTGTAGCCAAGAAAGCATGATTACTGTTAAAGTATTGTGCGGTCATAAAGATGACAATAACATCACCATCCAAAGCAGCATTCTTACCTTCTGCAATTTTTTCTTGCACATCATCGAGGTCTTTTTGATAATAAACCCGAATTTTTGCACCGTTAACTGTTTTATTGTTAAGTGCATTATATGCGTTTCGGTATGCTCCTTTGACAACTTCTTTGCGAGGTGCCATGAAACCAATTACCCGTTTTTGTGGGTAAAATGTACGAATGAATTCCGGGATCAACGCTTTGATTGAAACTGTTGTTTTACCTGAACCAGTAAATGCGTTAAGCACCATTTTCCTAACATCAGTTCGTTTATAAAACTTGTCAAGTTGGTTGACAACCTGTTGAACCAAATGCTTGTGTTGGTTCACTGACAGTACAATATCAGAAACGAATGGATTATATGTAGTTTGAAAGATATTGGCCATGAAAAAACTCCAAAGAGTGTTGATAAGCTTCTATAATAGACTAATTTGGTATTACTGTCAATTATTATCTTGTCGTATTTTTACAACATCAACTAAGTTCAAACAAATTATTCCAAACTGATTTTGGCGTATATCCACCTTTATAGTGCTTGGTACGTGTAGGGTCCTGAATATTAAGATGAGGTAGTCTCCCAAATGATGACTTGTATTGTCGTGCTAACTCACCCTCAGCCCAAGAGCAAGCTTTTTCCTCATCTTCTTCACGAATATCTGCGGTAAGCATTCTCTTAGAAATATCCCAAACAGCAATGGTAACATCATTTTTATTAAATGATGCTGGCAATAAGCCTTTTGGGATTAAAAAATCCTCAATGCCTAACCAAAAATCCGCACCATGAGAACTACGGACATGCTCGCCCTCCCAACCAGGAACCCAACTCAATTGTCTAGTAATACGCTCACCCACCTGATGTTCTCTTTTTTCTTCTAGACTAGGGCAGCTTTTCCCAACTTTTGAAAAATCATATACCAATGGTCCAGGTTTAAAACACATTCCATATACATAGGCTTTTACAATGCCATGAGACCTCATTGAGGAGTAAATATCTCTACAGTACTTTAGCTTAGAACAATCAATGATAAAATCAGGGTTATATAATTGAATACTATTAAACATTTAACTTACCTCAGTACGACCGTTACCCAAATCTTTGGTTCTAATGTTACGCATGTCTGACATACCCCTCATGTCGGGATCGGCCTGCTGCTGTTCATAGACTTCTAAAGCAATGTTCCTACACACTGTTTGAAACCACCGATCCACAATAACATCTTCGGTATCCTCATCCTTTTTCTTATACCCGGCTCGGATAAGGTTCAAAATGAACTTGTCATTCCAATCCAATTCAAACGCCCCGTTGTTCACATTGTTTGGATCAAGGTCCATACTGACAACATGAATATATGGTTCACCATTTTTAGTTGCTAACTCTTTGGGACTAAGTTTAACTTCTTCCTTAGGTGCACGAGGCTTGGGTTCTTTCTTGGGGGGTTCTTGGACTTGTGGTTCGGGTTTTTTCTGAAACAGTTTCTTTAATTTATCAAACATAACTTACCTTTTGTTTTTCAATACTATCATGTTTACCTAACAATGTCAACTAAAATGATAAATAAAAGTGAGGATCGCGGTACTGGAAATACCCACCCTCTCTAATGCTTACAAGGAGCAATCAGCATGACTATTTATTACTTAATGGTTAATACCCACAAAATTACAGGGTTAAAATATCTTTGCCAAACATCAAAACAAGATCCATATAACTACTGTGGTTCAGGAATAGATTGGAAAGCCCACTTAAATAATTTTGGGTATCATATAACTACTGAAATTCTTGCAAAATGTCAGACAAAAAAAGAATTGAATGAACAAGGTAGATATTATTCTACTTATTATAAAATAACAACTGCTGTTGATAATTATGGAAATAGAATATGGGCAAATATAATTCCTGAAACTGGGGGAGGAGGACCGCCAACTGAGGCAACCCGAGAAAAATTGCGTAATGGACAGTTAGGGAAACCTAAACCACCTAGAAAGCCTGAGCATACTGAGAAAATAGCATCACAAGCAAGAGGAAAACCTAATCCAAAAACTGCCGCTGGCCTAAGAAAATATTTTGATTCTAAGCCAGATAGATCAAGTATCATAAAGAAACAATCCAACTCAATAAAAAAATGGTATCAATCTGACCCGGATAGAGCAAGAAAAAAGGCTAATAAAATGTGGGATTCTCGTGTACTGACAGACTATGCACGATTGGATAGCGTAAACAAATTGATAAGAGAAGGTCTTACCAATACTGAAATTCAATCTAAAATAAAAATAGATTATGCCACTATACGAAAATTAAGAAATGGAACCCATCGTTTCTTTAGCATAGTCAAATAACTTAAATGAGGCAAGATTTTTTGCTTTTGCCTCACAAAGAACATCCGCCCATTCCCAGTGGCTGAGTGCCCAATCATTGACCGCATCATTCCAATAATATTCGGAATGAGCCCTAAGTTTTTGTTTATTACTACCCGATTCAATTAGTGCATTATAATTGGGTAGGGTGTCTCGGGCATGATTAATAAGATAGTCTTCACGGCTAACAGAGTAGTGAAGAGTAGGCCTAACACCACGCCAGCTATCAATAATTTTTTGAATACGTGGATCATTTGCGTTAATATACTCGCCTGTTTTTACCCAATGATGATGTATGTCTAAGACCAAAGCACAGGTATCTACCAACTCTAGGCTAGCCTCGATACCCCATGAGATTTCGTCATTCTCGATGGTAATTGAGTTTCTTGCTTCGGGGGATAAACGTCCAACCACGTCTTTGATACCTTGGGGACCGCGTTTACCCGAGATGTGTACGTTGATTTTAATGTTTTGGAATTCCTTGCCGTATCCCATACACCTAGCCATGTCAACATGATATTCAAATTCCTTTATAGAGTTATTTATGATTTCTTCACTAGCACTTGCGAGAACTGTAAATTGTCCTGGATGAAAAGAAAGTCTTACATCATTTGCTCTTGCCGTTTCACCAATTGGCGCAAAAAGTTGTTCCATACGCCTACGAACATCACCTTGTTTGTAAAAGTATTCCCAATCACCGTGTGTATACCCAGTCATCATATCACTAGTTAGCCTGACCATTTTTAGAGCAGGATCTAGTGTGGCAACACGCTTAACAAGATTGTGGGTATTGGTAATGTTCTTTTCCATTACATCCCACATCTTTTGTTCGGCTACCTCACGCTTTACTTTTTTGAGAAAGGTAAGTGTAGTACCACCTGTGTTAAGCCCTTCAACGCTAGAGATTTCCCCTTTCTTGTTGATTTCTGAAAATTTGCAGGCAAAGCCGATACGTTTGATAGATTGATTTGTCAATTTAAAAGTCCAAAGTGATAAATACATAATTAGTGTATCACGTTTACACAATAAAGTCAACTATTTTATGGAAACATCATGAGATTAGCCGAAATCATATCTGAAGCTAGTAGTCCTGCACAACAAGCTGCCATAGCTATTGCCATGAAAAAAGCTGGAAAGAAGCCAAAAAGTGAAAGTGTAGCGGAAGGGGAGACTTGGGCCAAACACAACCACAAGCGTGTTGGTGGAATGAGTAAGAAAAGCGTCAGTGTATATCGTAGGGAACATCCTGGCAGCAAGATTCAAACAGCGGTAACTACCAAACCAAGCAAACTCAAAAAAGGCAGTAAAGATGCCAAGCGCAGAAAGAGTTTCTGTGCAAGAATGAAGGGCATGAAGAAACATCGTACCAGTGCCAAAACAGCCCGTGACCCAAATAGCAATATAAATAAAAGTTTGCGTAGATGGCATTGTGAGAGCATAGAAGAACTACACGAATTGGTTATGTTGGCTGAACAATTTATACAGAGAAATAGGAAATAAAGAATCATGAACCTCAAAGAGTTATACGAAGGGGCTGTTCCAAAATTACCCGGTGCTGCCGAAGGCATTCAAATAATGACCCCTCAGCAGTTTATTGCTAAATCCGCTCAAGGTGAAGAACCTGAACCCGAACAAGAGGTAGCGGAAAGTTCACAAAGAGTTGACCGACTTGTTACTAGAGCATTAAGAATAATGCTTGGGGGGACACCGGCTGATGCTATAGCAGCATTAAAAACAGTCCTTGGTGAAATGGAATATAATGAACGTCCACAATTTTATGCTTTCTATATTAGACAAATGCTTGATATGTACGGCAAGCAAGGTGTAGC